AAAGTAAAAATAAAAACAATAAAGAAAAACGAAAAGTCAGTTTGGATGTTAGTACTTTTTGAAGACAAAGTATTACTAAGAGTAAAAGAACATTTACCAAAATCAATGGTAAACAAAGAGATTGATGGAGAGTTATCAGGAAATGATTTACGTGTAGTTCTCCCATCGGGATTTACAATGGTACTTGAAAACGCTAAAATAAGACATTTGGAACAATCAGAGTACGATAAGTTTTTGGTAGAACATCCAAAGTATAAATTTCAAATTGATAACTACGTCAGGTGGTTTAAGAGCAAATGACACATTCTTACACCTCTTGGGGAGAACAAATACAAAGAAGCGTAATAGATAGAAATATCCGTGAAGCTAAACAAAGAAAGCTGGATGAGTTTTTAGAAGAGCATGATTATTATTTCTGTGAAGACTGCAAAGAGAACAAGCCAGAGAAAATAGATTGCTCTCACAATTTGAGTGTAGCAGATTGTCATAAGAACTCGTGTATTGAATTGGCTTGGGATGTGGAAAATATTAAGCTACGCCATAGGAGTTGCCATAGAAAAAAAGATAGGTCAGGCTTGCATTTTAGCAATAATTAATCTGTTTAAACTCAAAGTTTCTTTTATGCAGATGATATACTTCAAAGATATTTCTCCACAGCATAAATTCTAATTTTTTATGAGTAAAGATTACTGTTCCTTGATCTATAATTATTAACTCTCCGGATACTGTAGCATACTTATAATTGCCTTTAAACTTTTCTATATTTTTTATCGAGATAATCTTAGATAGCGTTTTCTTTTCCTCTTCAAACCTTATCGCCCTAATTACTCTCTGTATTCTAAGTGTTCTTTTAGAAGGCGTGTCTTTTATATCTATCCAGGCTAATTGCTTATTCATTATTTTAAGATTTTAGATATTGTTGATGGACTTACATTTAATATATAAGCTATTTTTTCTTGTGATATTTTATGTCCTTTGATTCTTAGCTTGGCAATCTTCTTTGCTAATTTTTTATCTTCTTGTGGTATTCTTGTGCTTGTTAAACGTATTTCTTTTTCAAATTCTGTTAGGTAATCATCTATTGCATAATACAAAAGTTTAGCACTCTTTACTCTATTAGATACTTCAATTATTCTTAGAGCTGTTTGTTTTTTTGACATAGTGTTAGATAGCATTTAATTTACGTTCAACAGTACATATAGTATCGTTATGGCTTCCTCCATGTGCAACTAACAGTATTTCTATTATTTCAAAACCCCTTACTTTGCCGACACCGGAACTATTCCAACCAAATGATATTACAATTCCACCAGGTTTTATAATTCTTGATATTTCGTCAATGTGTTTTCTTCTCCAGCTACTTTGCGTTGTTTCTCTTGTTACTGGAATGCCTACATTTTTGTAACATTCAGACACCTGCCTTAATGAATATGGTGGGTCGTAAAATACAATGTCTTTTGAATTGTCATCAAATAGTTTTAAAAACTCAACAGCATCTAAATTGTAATCTGTATTATATTCAGAATTTAAGTCATTTGTTATTTTTGCTATTCTGTTTTTATTTGCAAATGGGTCTATGCTTTCAAAGTTAAACTTATTATATCTCCAAATAAGTCTACTTATACATTTAATATCAAATGTATTTGAATTTGGCATCGCCCATATTCTGTTAAATTCCATAATCTTACTATTTATGACTATCTCCTATAAACAAAGCACCCTTGATTTTCAGGACAACATGTATTAGGAGATATATTAACATTCTTTTTTTTTACTTCACAATACCCATCTTCTCTATCAAGAGCAATACAATCATTACAGCTACAATCAATTTTATGACATTCGCTTGCTTCGTATTTTTTAGACTCTAAAAGCAAGTCTTTACGGATAGGCTTCCAAATAAATGGTGTCCAGTATCCTACTTTAACTCCGATTGTATCTCTTGTCAGCACCTCTCCTGACTCACAGCAAATATTAGATGGTTTCCAGTATTTGTGCTGTCCATGTTCAAAGAACTGCTCTCTGTCTTTTTTTTGTTTTATCCATTGCTTGTAGAAGTCTTCTAAGTTTTCTGCGAAGCAGGCTTGTATGAAATGGTCTCTTTCTTTCATGCTATTTTTCACTATTTCGTAAAATCATTAAGTCTTGAAATTTTTTAGTTACCACATATAGTCTTGTCTTACACTCTGGACATTTGAATTTGCATTTGTCGTCTATTGTAAATTCTATTTTGCATTTTCTACAGTAGAGTTTCATCCGAGATAGTGTTAGATAGCATGATGAATACATCCAAATTTTTCACTCGTTACCAATAAGTATCTGCTTTTTTCTGCTTTCCCAATTGGCACATCTTTGTTTTGACTTTCAAATCTGCTTACCCCCATGTGTTTATCAGTAATATTTCCTCTGTCTAATACACATACATCTGAATAGTTTGTTGTTTCAAACTTCCATTTATAACAAGTACATATACCCGAAAACTGACTATATCCAAGTTCTGCTTGTTGATTTTTCCAATGACTACATGTCTTACATAGTTTTTTCATAATTCTAATTTTATTTAACACTATTTCAAATCCTAAAAAATCTTCACAACCAAACTATCATTAGGATAGTACTTTAATTCTTCTTCACGTAACAAGTTATCTATAACTAAATCTTGATACTTTATTACTTGTCCATCTTTCATTCTTTCAAAGTCCTGTTCGTATAATTCTTTTTCTAATTCAAAGTTCTCATCTTTGAGGTATTTTACTTTCTCCACTTCTATTACGTATCTGTTGTACTGCCTGTTTGTTGATATTGTTAATATTATACAGATAACAAAGAGCATTAATATTAATATGTATGTATGTAGTATTTTCATTTGAGATAGTGTTAATTAGCATTCATAAATTCTTTTTTAGTTGGTATTTTATATTTTGGATGACATATTTCAACCTCTGATACTTTGTGTTTTTTAGCACACTCCTTGCATATTGGCTGATTTGTTCTCCAATGCCAAAATTTTGTCTTATTGCCACAATTAAAGTAGCAGTTTTCATAAACTCCTAATTCCTCAAAATGTTCTTTCGGTTCTTCTACTAATGGTATCATAATTTTTATTTAATTTTGTTAATCTTTAGGTATTTTAAAAATCCTTTCCAACACTCATCACACATATAATAATCTGAATTTGGTTTATCTTCATTCTTAACAGACCTTAATTTTCCTTTATTGGACTTACATCCTGTTACACTACATTTCACAATATTCTATTTTTACTATTTATGACTATTTCCTATAAAAAATCTTTCTACACCAACAACAGAATTAAACAACACCTTTTTACCAAATATCAAATAAACTTTATTACTTGTCATACAGAACGTACCATTCTTAATACTACGCTTGATTTTTCGCAACTCACGTTTTGAAACATCCATTTTGTCGCTTACGTCTATTCCCATTTTGTGGGATATTGTTATTCTAATTTTCATATTAATAAATTTGTTTTACTTTTACAAGTCCTATATTAGTAGGAATGCCAATCCAAACTAAAAACTTTCTCCAACAATTATGCTTGTATGCTCTCAATACGAGTAATCCAACATCATCTGATGCCATTATAACATCTCCTTTCACTACATACTTTGAATTTAACTGTATTTTAAATGTCTCATAATGCGAGACGATTCTACCTGCGTTTATTGTTTTATTCATGCTATTTATCACTATTTCAGATTAATAATCTCTTTATACCTATACTGTTTCATATCATAAGATATAGCCCAACAATCTTCTCTTGTAAAGATTCTACTGCCTTCACATATACTATCAGCTTGTTCTTGCGTTTCTACAAATCCATGTGGCATATATCCACGTGCAGAGTCAATCGCATTTTCTAATTGGTTAATCCAAATCTTTTCTATTAAATATATTGTTTTCATATTATTTATGACTATTTCAGAACAAAGATAAACACAATACTATTTAGAACAAAACTAAACTACACTATTTCGAATAATCATTTCTAATTATATTCTTTTTAAAAGCATCACAAGGAACAGACTTCCCACGATTAGAGCCAAAGTGATAAGTAACTTTATACACACTATACTCTTTACAGTCTCTGTAGTCTGAGCTACGAAACCAATTAACAACTGTGTTCCTGCTCAAGTGAAGCCTCTCTGACAATACTCCCAAGTCAGCGAATGTTTCACATTTATTATCTTCTATAAGTACAAACATGAGAGCAAAGATAAGTAATTTAATTTTCAATAGACACATCTATCCGTGTTTTCTATGTCCATTATTCATATAGTTATCAACAATTGATGGGGTGGCATGTTTTCAATCGGAAGTCCAATTATATAAGCCTATTGCTACTGACTGTAAATTAACGATATGTGTACTATTTAACACTATCTCGGATAATTAAACTTAATTTAGTAGGAAGAGAAGGTAGTGGAGACAAAAACAATCTTGGGACAAATCAAGCATTCTAATTTTTTGTTTTTCGTTTAATCGTAGAACAGATACAGGTTTGGGAAATTAGAATTGATTGGGGCTAATTACAAGTGGTTGATAGACAAGGATGGCTATTCAAGACTATCTCGTAAAATTAGAATTAGAGTTCTTAATCTAAAAAGCTGGATTCTATGTGTAGGGGACTATTGCACGTACATGAGGGGGTGCACCCTTCTAAATCGGAAGTGAGATTACACAATTGCAATATGCTCAATGATGTTTTTTCAACTCTTGCATATTGGCTGTTATTGGTTGTATTCAGTCTCTATGTGGTTGCTCAACTCCATATGCTTGGAGTATTTGAGTTCTATCTGTGTAGTTGGCTTGGTTGCTCTGCTGTGTGGGAGATAACTGCACATAATTAACAAACAATCGTTATGTATTAAGAATAGGGGAGGGGCAATTATAAACCTATTTAACATAATATAAATTATAAGACTGAATATTGCAGGTTAATGCAGTCCATAGAAACGAGCCACCAGCCCAGAACTATTGACCATTGTAAACTATACAGTTAAACAGATTGAAGAGCCTGAACAAACTGATAGTTATATTTATATATGTGTGATTGTGCTATATTAACCCAATATTACCCAATTACTTTTTTATTCTAATTCTAATTTACACAATCTAATTCTAATTTCAGTTCAACAATTAGTTTTAGATTTATATTTAATTTGTCTTCTCTCTTGTGTCTCTATCCTTGTTCAATTCAAATACTATTATTATCCGAAATAGTCATAATTAGCTAAATTCAGCATTAAAAGCACTTAACACAACAGAATCGGCTTCACACGGTAACGTTTAAGCAAAGAACTCAACTGGGTTGATATGCTACGACCTTCTAATTTTACCCTTGCTTAAATCTAATTTAATTCTTTGCTCTTTGGTATTAGTTATTATATAAGCTATTCTAATTTAATCTAATTCTAATTTTCTGACATAGTCATAAATAGTAAGTTACACAATTCTAATTCTAATTAGCATTTATTCTAATTTCTAATTTAGTTTAATTTTGTTCTAAAATTAGAAGTTAGTCTAATTTAATGACGTCTTAAACAGCTTATTCTTATTTAGACTAAATATAAACAAGGACATTAGTCTGTATCTTATTAATTAATAATATCTTACACTATGTCAGAAAATTAGAATATTGCTTGTTTTCGCTTTAGTCCTGTATTATCTTTATGGAGTCATAAGACATTAATTAAAACTTTGCAAAATGAAAAGGACATATAAAAATTTAAACAGTTTAGCCAAAAACGTACAACAATTAAGCGTTCAACAATTAATCAATAAAAGAGCCTACTTTAATACAGGCGTAAACGGGTATGATTATTTTAACTTTGAGTTAACCGACGACCTTATTAATGATATAGTTGATATTTTAGGCGGAACTTCAAGAACTAAAGAAAACATATTTTATACATTAAAAAATAATACTCCTCAACATTGGGGATTAGGTAGAATATTTTATAGCGAAACAACAAAGCGTTTTTCTTATTGTGCCGGACAAGACTATCCAGCAGAACTCAATCAAATAAGAACATTTTTAAGAAACTATTAATACATAGCCTGTAATCAATTTAAACCACCTCCGACTGAAACAAATCGGAGGTTTTGGTAGTAGAAGGCAATAATGCCATCATTTAAAAACTTGCAAAATGAGAACATTTAGTTTATTATCCGACAATAAAAAGACTTTAACAAATTGTATTGTTATTGAAAACATAAATAGTTTATTTGAGACTATTTCAGAACTTAAAAGCTATAACACAACTGTAGCAAAATATAATCATGATACTAATAAAATGCAAGTATTCGGTTATTACTCACTTACAACAGCAAAACACATTAATTCATTTTTAAAATTTTACGGTTTTGATAAATGTACTAAAACTCAATTGAAAAATTATAATAGCCTGTAATGTTTGCAAAGTTCATTACAGAGCTTTGTGCCTCCTTTCCTTCGGGTTAGGAGGTTTTACAAGTAGAAAAAGGATTTTTTGAAATAGTCATAAATAATAATTAAAAACTTTGAAATTATGAAAACAATTGAAATTAAACTTTACAAATTTAGCGAACTATCAAAAGAAGCAAAACAAAAAGCCATTACAGAGCTTTGTGATATTAATGTAAATTATGACTGGCGGGAATCTTCTTATGAAGATGCAAAAAATATCGGATTAAAAATTACTGGTTTTGATCTTGACAGGGAAGGTTATTGTAATGGTGAATTTTTACTATCGGCTAACGAAGTATGCCAAAATATTTTCAATGAACATGGGGAAATGTGCGAAACTTACAAAACTGCTGAAAGTTTCATGGAAGAATGGCAACCGGTATTTAACGAATATATGAGAACAGAAGAAGGGGAGGACGAATTACTGAAATTAGAAAATGATTTTTTAAAAAGCATTTTAAAAAATTATTATATACTTTTATCAGGAGAATATGATTATAGAGGAAGTGAAAAGGCAATAATTGAAACTATTGAAACAAATGAGTATGATTTTACCGAAGATGGCAAATTATATTAATTAACACTATTACGTAAAAGAATTATAAACAATATTAAAACTTTGCAAAAATGAAAACTTTAGAAATTGAAATACTACAAACAAAAAAAGAAATTGCTTTAATAAAATTAAGAACTGTATTATATTTAATGTTAACTTTTGTTGTTAGTGTTAGTATATTTTATTATAATATGAAATAGTCATAAATAATTTAAAAATTAAAGATATGAAAACAATAGTTTATTTAAACGGAGAAAAACATTCCGCATGGTATAGCAAAGCGGAAGCAATTAAACAAATGGAAGTTTTAGGTAATAATGGTTACAGTAATTTTCATTATGATTTTATAGATCATAATTATGAAAACGGACATTATTTTATTTGAGACTATCTCATATAAAAACACTTCGCTGTTAAAATAGAAACTCCGAAATAATAAAGAGTACAGTTGCAATTACTGTTACAGCGACAAAGGGAAAGCCAGACACCCTAAAAAAGAAGGCAATAATTTAAAAAACTTTGAAATTATGAACGATTTAGAAAGAGAACTACAAAAAACAGTTGAGAACTGGCAAAACTCTACATTTAACCATATTCAGTTAAATGTAGTTACTAAATGCTTAGATGATGAACTTATTGAGTATATTGAAAGCCTTGACAGTCCAGAGAAGCGTAAAGACTTTATTAATGATTATTCTTTAGTAAATGAATTTGAAGAGTATTGTAATGATAATGACCTTGACAAAGAAGACGAAAACTCAACAGTTCAGTTTATCGAAAGTGAAAACGAAGATAATTATTATGAGTTTTGTAATAATGATAACTATCCAATGTGGAACACTCTATTTGAAACAAAATACAATGACGAAAGAATTGGAGAAGCAGCTAAAAAAGTTGGTTGCGGAGTTATTGCAGGAAATGAGTATTTTGATACAACTATTTTTATGATGAGTTGCGGACATTCTTTTTATGCTTCTTATTGGATACCGATGTATTTAGAGCTGTATCCTGATGAAGCTGAAAAATATAAAAATGTAAAGTATGACCATTTGTAAACTTCTTTTACCTCTACCCCCTGCCTCGCTTCGTTAATTCGTTGGGAGGTATTGGGATTGAGAGTATTAAGATAATACGAAATAGTCATAAATAAAAACTAAAATTATGCAGGTATATATAAAAAAACCAATGTCTTTAATAAGAATAACTATTAAAAAATTAAGTGAAGAAACAAAGCGTATTACCCTGTGTGAAACTACACAAAAAGAAGTTTATGTATTTATTAGAGACCTGATAGAGAAACAAAACATATCCACCTTTGCAAAAGGTAATCTTATAAATATTGAAATAAGAGAAGCGGAAGGAGGAAAAAATCTAAAATCTGTTAGTTTATCATTTAAGGGGTTAGATACATTGAGCGTGCAAGGGTTAATATTAAATGCCGTAACTCATACAGTATAAAATTATTAAACTTTATATCATATAAATAATAAACACAAGTATAAACAAAACTAAAATTAAAGATTATGAAACATACAAAAGGGATTTGGGAAAGAGGTACAAACACAGCTTCAAAAGAATGGATGCAGATATTCTGTAATAAAAAATTGATTGCAGAAGCAAAGCCATTGAATAAAAAAGGACAAAGACAGCCGAAAGACTTTGAAGAAGAAGAAGCAAATGCAAAATTATTAGCTTCTGCACCGAAATTATTAGAACAGTTAAATAGAATTGTTTTAGCAGTCGAAGAGGGAAATATTAATATAGACCATATTAATTATAGTAAAGACCTTATAAGACAAGCAACCGAATAAGCCCGTAAAGTTTGCAAAGTTCTTTACGGACTGCCCTGCTTAATTAAGTTTAAGTGGGGTTTGCGGTTGAAGGATGGTTTTATTATCCGAAATAGTCATAAATAATATTAATTAAATAAATTAAAGTTATGGAAATAAAAAATGTAATATCAGACGAAGAGTTAGAAAACAGGTTGGTAGCCTTACGGAAAGATAATTGGAAAATTGACAATATGGCAAAAGGTTTAAGTGGAAACGCTAAACAGATTGTAGACAATTGGTTTGATGCTACAAGATTAATGTTATTAAGAATGCTTAAGGTTAAAGAAAATGATAAATATAATTTTGTTTATCATGACTTGGAAAACGAACCTATTTAACACTATGTCAAAAAAGAACACAAATATAGGCGAAGCCGAAAACCTTAAATAGAGTAGGCAAACTAAATTTAGAAATAATGAACCAAACAGAAAAAGTACAAAGTATGTTAAACAGCGAAATTAACAGCTTACAGGTCTTAACTCTTAAAAGAGAGGTTGCATTGAGGAAATTCAAAAGAAGTGCTTATATAGTACTCTTATTCATTGCAACGAGTAGTATAATACTTGGATGTTGTAATGTTATTTGAGATAGTGATAAATAGTAATTATTAATTTAAAATATAAAGTTATGAAAATAATAAGAAAAAGAAATTACCTGAGTACAAGCGATTTTGTACAAACTAATGATTTAGAAAAAGAAGCAATAAAACTATTTGGCAAAAATTGGGAGAGTGCTGACGATGTAGAACAAATTAAAAAACTGTTAATCTTTGTAGGACAAACTACTTATGATGTAGATTATCTTGAAGGAACAAGAAGTGATTATAATATGAAAGTTTACGATTGTTGGAAATTAGACCAAATGGAAGCGTTAGGAAAACAAAGAGATGAATTATTAGAAGCATTAAAATTAATGGTTAAAAATACAAGTCTTAATAAGCTGAATATAAAAAAAGACTTTAGTCTTATTAATGCTCATGCTAACGCAACAAGGATAATAGGAAGAGAACGCAAATAATATTAATTTAAAAATTAAAGTTATGAAACTAAAAAAAGGAAAAAAAATAGATAATCTTAAAATAAGGAAACAATTAAACTTGTTCTATTCTTATCATGGTTATTCAAAAACACTAACAGATATAACAAATGTTAGATTTTTTGAAACAAAAGAATATTATACGGTTGAAATAACAACACATAGACCAGGAATAGTAATAGGTAAAGGAGGTAGGGATATAGACGAATTAGAAAAGTACCTAAATGATGATTGTTTTAATAAGCCTGTTAAAATACTTTTATTAGAATGCCAATTATGGTTAAAATTATATAGCCCTAATTAACACTATTACAGAAAAGAATTATTAATTAAAATAAATAGAAATTATGAAAATTAAAAAAATCAATTCACAAAGTCGTAGAGATTTTCGAGCAACTTATGAATGTGAGCATTGCGGACATACAGAAGATGGAAGCGGTTATGATGATGCAAACTTTCATCAAAACGTAATTCCTAAGATGAAATGCAGTAAATGTGGTAAAAAAGCAAGTGATGAATATAAGCCACTTGCAACAAAGTATCCAGAAGGAATGCAAATATAAACTATTCTGATGAGCTTTCAATAAGCGAAACAGGGATTAATACTCCCTGTCAATAGTAATTTAAAAATCAAACAAAATGAAAAAATTAGAAAAGATTTATGGAATATGTTTATATTGCCTTGCAAGTGCTGTTATAATAGGGGTAATCGTAAGGGTAATATTTTTTTAATACGAGATAGTAAGTATAAACAATTAAAACTATAAAACTATGAAAGATAAAACATACATTATACACACTACACATAGTAACCTCTTGGTTAAACAAGGAGATAGAGTTGCTTATTTTACAGGGTTAAGACATCATTTAAGAAAATCAGATTTAGATGAATGGAAGTATGCAGTTGCTTATTGGGAGAAACAAGTTATTGAAACAGAAGAAACTTTTAATTTTACGAGATAGTGTTATATAGCACTATGTCAGAAAAATCTTAAATTATGAAAGATAAAGAAATATTAGAAGCAATGAATAAAAAATCTGCATTAAACTATCTAAAAAAAGCACAAAAACTTTTAAAAGAGATAAACTTTTGTTCTCCTGGAATAACTAAAGCGATAAATGATATAAAAGGAGTAGAAGATAAAAATATTGTAATGATTGAAAAAGAAATTGAAAGTTATAAGGAGATAGATATAAATGTTATTACAAATGATTATCGTATTATTAATAGGAAATAGTGTTAAATAAAAAGTTATGAAAGAAACAGCTAAATACATAAGAAGCAATTTATCTTGCCTCAATTATTCAACACTATCTCAGATAAAGATAGAGATAACACGCACACTAATAACAGAAAAATTAGAGGTAATACCCTCACAAGACAACAGCGAGTCCGCAAAACTACTTGGGAGAACTGTGCATAGTACAAATGTGTTTGATCTGTCGTTATCATTTGAAGCTAATAAAAAAAGATTCTATGACTATCTCCGGAAAAACTACAAAATAAGGTCTGATTTTAATAGAATATACAGAGCTTCTGAACTGTTTGCTGTAAATAGCTTCTGTTACAATGGACACGACAGGTACAAAGTTAAAAAAGTAAGCGAAGATATAATATTTGAACTTATAAGATTACTTAATAAAATAATATTAAATACAGATGAAGATTTATTCGAAATAGACTCAAATAGCATCACCAAACTTGCTAATTTTGAAGAAGTGTATATTAGAAACATTAAATTAAGAATTAAATGTTTTCGTGCCGGAAGAATAGATATTAGCGGACTTGGTAAAAGAGAGAAGTCTTTCATGCTACGTTTGTGTAATAAGAATAAAGCTGGGTACTTGCTGCCTAATAGAGATTATAAAGAGAAACAGTAATTAAAAAATAGAAATTATGGGAAAGAACAATGGTTATCACGAAAAAAAAGCAAGAGAGTATGCTGATAATATTAAGGCAACGGATAATTTTAAAAACTTTACAATACAGTCAGGGATGGCAGCAGATAGTTATGCAAAGATGTCAGAAACAATAACTCTGTTCGATAGTTTAACAGATACAGAAAGAGTAATCGTAATGGATGGGTATTGTTGTTACTGCGGAAAGAAATTAAATAAATGTGAATGTGATTAATCAACACTATCTCAATTTAGAATTGTTTTTAATAGAAATTGATTCACCTTTGTGTATTAAAACGTTCTTTGAAAAATATTTAACACTATTTCAGATACTTATACGAGATAGTGTGAAATAGTTTTGGAAATATGATAAAAAGGCTTATCTTCGTGGCTTAAAGTTCTTAGAAAATATATTAACTTACCACGAAAGTTAAATTATATAAAGACCGTTTTGTTTGGCTTCAGTCAGCATAAAATTAGTCCTTTTATAATTATCGTGGTAATTGTAAAAGGACTTTTTTTATGTTGTTAATTGGACGGGAGTAATGTAACGTCAGCGATCAATAACTATTAGCTTAATCAGGCTTTATATGATTACGCAGTACTGGGTGGGTTGACAAACTGCAATGGTGATACAAAGGTAAGAGCCAGTCAGCCGAATGTGCCAATTTGATATTGATACCAGACTAATGCACGGCACGATGACATTGGTTGCTAAAACGACGGGGCGATAACTAAAAGCTAAGATTGTTGAGGCAGAGTAAAAAGAAAACTAAAAATTTTCTATGGACTTACTCTGCCTTCCCTCAAAGACTCCTCCACAAGCTATCATCTGAAACAAGAATCATTATTGAAGATACCAACATTATCATTAATGGAATAATCTAAATTAGAGAAGTAGTTAAATTAGAATTAAAACTAAAAATTATGAAAAATAAAAAAGAAGAATTACAAAAGCAATTAGACGAAATTAAAAAGCAAGAAGAAAAAGAACTTGTAGATAAACATTATCCTGAATTTAAAAAGTTTGAAGGAAAATGTTTTAAAATGAGAAATAATTATAGTCTTCCAGAAGTACCATCTGATTATTGGTGGCTGTATAAGAAAGTTGTAAAAATAAAAAAAGAAGATATATATTTCAGCAACTGCAAGACACTTAAAGTACTTTCTTATTATGACGGATATTCATTCCAAACAGACAAGCATGGAAGAATAACAATTAATAAAAACGAACAAGGTTATATTCATGGTCTTGGCGAAGAAATTACTGAAAAAGAATTTAATGATGCTTGGGATAAAATGATTGTTTGTCTTGAAAAATTGAAAGGAAGTAATTGACCTATCTCAAAATAAAATTAGAATTATTTGGTAAATCCAAAAACAATCCGTATCTTGTGCTCGGTTTTTCGACAATTCTATTTTCATTTGATTTAGCCTTTGTTCGCAGGGGCTAAATTTTGCACCAAGAAGTGAACATAAAAGATTAACTATATAAACATAAAGCAACAATTATATGCACATCAATAAGAAAGCAATAGATAAAAGAATTACAGAAACAGGGATTAAGAAAAACTATCTCGCCCTAAAGACCGAAGTGTGTCGCACTACCTTCTATAAGTATATAGGAGGCAAGTGTGATGTGCCTCATCGGTTTGTTGTGTTATTAGCATTTGCTCTTAATATCTCTGTGAAAAAGATTTACAAGGAGTAAGATTTTTTGAAATAGTCATAAATAAAATTAAGTTATGTTTGGATTCATTAAAGACATTGCAAAAGGAATAGGAGGCATAGTGGGAACAATCATAGGTGTGCCTGTGGCTATTATAGCTGAAACATTAGGAATTACTATTGATATGGTTAATAAGGCTAAAGAAGCAGGATGCGAAACTTATGAAGAAATACGTAAATTCCATGATTTATAATAACTAACCAACACTATCTCGTGAAAAAAGTATCAGACATATTCATAAACTCAAAAGATTTAAAAAAAATAATAGTACAAAGAATAAAAAAAGAAAAACTTTGTGCTTCTCTTATTTGCCGACAAGCACAAGTAAAACCTCATTCACTTTTATCTTGGTGTAAAGGAGATGCAAACAATTTTAAATCAGAAGAAATAATAAAAGTTATGAATACAATAGGTATAGACTATCATGTAGTATTTATTCTGAAAAATGATATAGATTATTCTCAAATGAAGGATAAGGATAAGACAGGATATGAACATGAAATAGATGTTATGTTTAGAAGATTTTTAAAAAAGTTAGAGAAGTTTGATGATATGAAATAGTGTTGAATAGTAAAAAATTAAAAATTAAATGTTATGAAACATATATTTATCACATTCATTATTGTAGCAAGTACTTTTTATTGTGTCGCTCAAAATAAGTATGAAGCAGAGGGTGATATAAAATATAAAAATGAAGATTACGCAGGAGCGATTATAGAATATAATAAAGCATTAAATATTGCATCATATTATTCGGGAGAAGATACAGTAAGTGTTTCTAAAGATTACACATATTTTCTTAGAGGAACATGTAAATTGTATACAGAAGATTTTACTGGAGCAATTATCGACCTTACTAAATCATTAAAAAACTGTCCTCATAATGTGAATAATTTTTTCATTTATGGAAATAGAATGATTAAATTTGGCGAAGAATATATTGTAATGAAAAATAGTTATTCATTACAGCATAGCTATAGTCATATCTATTATTATCGTGGTTGTGCAAAAATGAATTTAAAAGACTTTAAGGGAGCTATTATTGATTTTAATAGAACAATAAATGATGAAGATATTAAATATAAAATTTTTTACTATAGAGGAATCTGTAGATTAAATTTAGGACTTAACGATATTGGCTGTGAAGATTTAAGAATGGCAGGAGAATTGGGAAATACAGATGTTTACGAAATAATAAAAGAACGTTGTCAGTAATAAAGTTAATACTTGCAATAACTATTTAGTGTAAATTAGTATATCATTACCTAAACTATATATTATGAATACAAATACAGGAAACATTATTAGTCATGAGGATTTATTAAAAAATAATCCTTCAAAAGAATTTTTAGAAAACTTTGTTGACGTGAACAATATGGATATGACACGAAAGCAAAGAGAAACCAAACAAGTAAGCTTGAAAGACCATAAAAGTATATTAGGCAAAAAGCTAACAGCTATAAGAAAAGAAAAAATAGTACATAGGGGAGATATATGCCCTTGTGGTAGTGGCAAAATATTTAAGTATTGTTGTGCTAATATTGAAAAATCAAAGAGGACATTTTAGCTATCTAACACTATCTCAAAAAAATGAAAAGAAACCAACTATTAGAAGAGTTTAAAGAATTAATAATTAAGTTATCTGAACTTGGAGAGTATGTAGCTTTATTAGAATTTAAAGATAGCAGACCTAATATATCAAAGCTAAAAAACGGTTTAAATGAGTCAATAGAAGATTTAAAACAGTTTAAAAGAAAAGTTGATGAAGTTAGGAGAGTTATACAAAATAAATAGAATTATACGAAATAGTCATAAATAACAACTATCTAACACTATCTCAAAAAATAATCTTAATTAAGTTTTTTAAATTGGTAAAAATTCTTACCTTTGCAAAAGAATTAGAGAGAAGCCAAAGTATTTATTAATTTAAAACATTTAAAGTTATGATTATTTCTTTAACAATTGAGTCTAAAGGCGGTGTAACATTGTCTTCGACTTCGGTACAGGGTTTCGATAGCGAAAAACTCTATTCTCTAATGGATGACCCAACAGGATTAGGTGGAGCTGCATTTTTTGTTTACTTCGATCCAACAGGAATACCAACAAATTACACCGTAACAGAAACAGTAGCTGCAATAGCAACTATGACGGCAGGTGGAACAGCAACAGGAACAACAAATGAGAAATTTGCAGTTGATTCAGATGCAGCAGATTATTTCTCAATTAAAAACAACGCAGGTGTAGCAGAATTTTACAATGATATTAGCGACACAGTTAGAGCACCAATTGCAGCATTAGGAGCAACTTTTACAACTACTGCAACTACAACTACTGCAAACACTATTGATGGTGATACAGTAACAACAGGTATTGGTCTATTCGGAACATTTGACGGACTGACAACAGGTGAAGGCTTTAGTTTAACTCATACTACTTCGGTTATTGCTGACGGTGGTTCATTATTGAGATTATCTTCAACAGGTATCAACACAGGTGGAGCAACTACTGGTTCTGTATTAGATATTTCTGCAACAGCTCAGTTGGCAGGAACTATTGCATTAATAACGGCAGCAGGACTAACAACTGGTAACGCTTTAGAAATTGAAGCAACAGCCCAAACTACAGGTAACTTAATTCTTTGTACAGGTGGAGCAGCTAATATGGCTTCTGGTGGTTCAATCGCCAGTTTCGATATGGGCGCAGCAACAGCAGGTTCAGGATTGGAAATTGTCAGCTCAGGAGACTATGTTGATTTAACTGACGGAATGATTAACGTTACAGCCAACACAGCTACCGCAGGTAACTTGATGGTAATTAATGGTACTTCGTTAACTACAGGTGCTGCATTAAGCATTAACGCAGGAACAGGAGTAGGTGTTGCTTCAACAGCAAGACTTACAGTAGATATGCCAGTCCCAGCAATAGGTGCAGACATAGGAGTAGCAACTGCTCCTTCTTATTGGATTCCTTTAGGAAAAAGAGGTGTAGGCGGAATGACTGTAACAGAATTTTATATTGACTTAACAGGTCTTTCTTCTGTAGCTGACGACGGAGACGTAATCGGAGATACAGGACAAACTACAAGTGCTACATTAGGTCAGTACACAGTAGCTATAATGGGAACAATAGCAACTGGTGGTGTAATTGAAATGATTTGCTTAGAAGCTCCACAAGGTGGAACTGCTGACATTGACTTATATTCTCACGCCACAGGAACATTAAGCATTGATGATGACGCTTCTGGTGGAACGCAGCTTATCACAGCAGGTGGAAATTGGACTAATGGCTTGATTCATGGTGCTACAGCAGACCCAACAGCAGACCATTATTTCTATTTAACTGCTGGTGCTGCTGCCGCAGGTGATTATACGCATGGTAAATTCTTAATTAGAATCTACGGAGCATAGAAACTAATCTTTTTAAAAAATACACTATCATTTGGTAGTGTATTTTTTTTTACATATATTTGTGCATTATTATAAATGAAATTAAAATTAAGGAAAAATGAAAATGACGAATTTAGAAGCATTGAACCTGCTTCAAGGATTAGCAACCGTAAAAGACCTACCAGGTGTAAAATTTTCTTACGCTGTAGTTAAAAATTCCAAAAAACTTGAATCAATAAGAGATTCTCTACAAAAAGCAGGCGGCATGAGTGAAGACTACCGTAAGTTTTTAAAAGCAAAAGAAGATATGTTTATCAAAAACAGCAAGAAAGACAAAGATGATAAACCAATAACAACAACCAATGGTCAGATAACTGAATATGACTTTGTAGACAAAGCTAAAAACGAAAAAGAGTTTAAAGTTTTGTTAAAGAAGCATGATGCAGTTATAAAAGCAGAACAAGAAAAAGAAAAAGAACTTCAAGAACTTCTAAAAGACAAAATAGACGTAGATTTACACAAAGTAAAAATAGAGTTTGTCCCTGAAAAAATAACAGCAACACAGCTTAACGCTATTATGCCAATGATAGAAGACTAAGATGGCAAACATAGCAAGAACATCTACCGAGAATTATATAGATTTTTTGCTTGAGTTAAAAGTCAACAAAGTAACACTATCTCAACAACAAATAATTCTTTTAAAAAAGAATGGACATTTAAAATCTCCATTTGATAGAGTAAAGCCTCCGCTTGTAGGAAAAGACAAGTGGAAGGCTGACTTTACCTTAAAAAAGAAAAGTGAATTACAAGCAGATAAGCGTACTTCCATACTAATAGAACAACAAAACCTACCCACAGTATTAAACGAAGATGATTTAGACAGCCACCTATCAAGTTTAAATGGAGTAGTAACACTACCAAAACAAATTATAAGAAATGATTGGATGCCTGAGAGCATAGTATATCATAAAAAAGAATTTGTTAAATGGATAGACAGTATAATACTAAGCTTTCAAGACCGTGTAAGCTATAATAAATTTAATTTATACGTACAGCAAGCAGAAACATGGTTTGCCGAGAACATAAGTATTAATGATTTTGGAACGTATAGCGAGAGATACGACTATGCCATACAAGAATTTGATAGATGTAAAGACAACTCTTTATATGCTGTTTTAAAGTATGGTTATTTACAAGAGTCATCATTGGAATATGGAAGAAGAAAATACGAAGCAGGAGATGATTATACTCACCATAAAATAACTTGCTATTTAGTAGATTGTGGATATAGTCTTATAATAGGTAAGCCAAGACAGATAGGTGAGACTTCTATAATTGGTCTTATTGCAGTAATGAAAATGATTCTTACTCGTAACTATTTCATAAAATTTATAACAGAAGATGAAAAAACAGGAGTAGAGATATTTGATGATAAGATTAAGTTTGGATTTTCTGAGCTACCAGAATGGTTTAAGCCAAATGTTTTAAACGACAGAGACAGATTATTTAAAATAGGTGAGAAAGCAAAGAAAGGTGGAGACAAAGGAGTAAATAGTAAAATAGAAATCGTTCCTCCATCACGTACAGCTATAAACGGTGGCTCTCCACAGCTTGTGTTTGTTGATGAGATAGGCTCAATTCCTATTCTTACCGATATGGTAAATGAGGGAAGACCTACAATGTTTTGGAAGAATCCAACTACGGGTAAATTAGAACAGAAACGTCAATTAATATTATTAGGAACTGGAACAACAGGAAAAGGCGGAGGAGCATACGAAAAAGAATGGAGTAGAATATATGGGTTATGGACAACAAAAGAATTTGAATCCGGCATAGTGCCTATATTTTTTGATTGGACTACAAGATGCAGTAAAGAAGAATACGACAGACAGAAAAAATACTACTATGGTTCACGTAGAACTATGGACGAGAAAGTAGATAGTGAAACTTCACGCATACAGTTTCATCAGCATTACCCTACCACGCCAAGAGATATGTTTATCTTTACTGACAAGACTTTAATGTCAAGAGACTTTATAGATAAAAATCTACTTAAAATAAGAAACATGAGAGAGGATATGCAACCTGTTCATGGTTATTTTAAGCCTATTTTTGATAAGAACAAGCCTGTAGAGAATGAAGATGTCCCATTTAAAATAATAGGAGCAGAGTTTGTAGCAGCAAATGATGACGAAATGGACAAGACCACAGCAGTAATGCTACACAGACCAAAGCAGGGATGGATAGACAGATACTATCAAGGAACAGACCCAATTTCAAGTGATACTGGCTCATCTAAAATGGCTTCTGCAATTTGGGACAAACAGTATAAGACTATCTCGTGTCTTGTTAATTTTAGACAGCCATCTAATCCTAAAGCAAGTTTTCTACAATCTATGCTAATGGGAATATACTATGACACAAACGGCAGTGAAGGAGTAAGGGAGCTGTTAGAGAAAAACATTGGACTTGCTTACCGTAATTACAAAGAATCAAAAGGATACTTAAACAGCTTGGTAATTAACGGAGAAATAGAAGAGTCTCTGCAATCAGGTGCATCATCAGACGTAGGAATAGATACAAAAGGAGTAAGGAAAGATTTTATCGTTGCACGTATGGGAGAAATGTTTAGAACTTTTGGAGACAATATATATTTAGAAGTACTTTTTCATCAGCTAACTACTTTTGTTTGTAAAGCCACAAGAACAGGTAAACCTACCTGGCAACCATTAGATAAAAGACATTACTATGACGATGCTTTAGATGCTGCTGTATTTGCTTATATTTGTTCACTTTCATTTTTTGATTTAATACCCAAAAACATCACAACAGAGAGGATAGAGAAAAAGAAAGTTTGGAAAAATGTATATGATAAAGATTTTAATCAATCAAGAATTTTGGTTAGTTGAAAATTTTTCATATATTTGCACTATGGCAACTAAGAATTTCCGTCCCAAATTACCTGTTGAAAAACTTACAAAACACAGAGATGAACTAAGCGTATTTTGCTCTACAAGGGGTAGAAATACTGATTTAAAAAAGCTACATCCTGAACTTGCAACTACGCAAGAATTTAATGGTATATCACCTCCGCAACTTAAATTTGCATGGTATTATGCTATAAGATTTGCAAAAGCACAAGAAGATGTAAGAATAGAAAAAAGTATAAGTCTTGCTTTCTATGAACCACTAAATGCCGATGAAGCGTTTAAATATAAGAATGGTAACTTTCCTGAGAAAGTACGCAAAGCTATTGCTAAGTTTGGAGAGTATGATTTAGATATAAGAGTAAGGGCAAGATTAATTTCCGAGATAGTGTTATATAACTGGGAACAATTAGTTGATATAGATATAGACGATGCGGAAACAGACAAAAGCCAATATGTCGTTATGTCAAAAACAATAATTTCAAATATGCCTGAACTAATTAAACAAGTAGAAAATGGATTTGGAGTAAGAGAATCGAAAGTAAAAGACGTACAAGAAAAATTCATTAATGATTTTCACGATAAAACTTAATAGATATGAGTGATTATATGCCAAACATAATAACAGGAGGGCACGACAAGCCCAATAGATTTGAAACAAATACTGATGGAGAGCAATATCATATTGATAATGCAAGATATTGCATTTGGGAAGGGTTTGATACAAGAGCTACTTCATTTCAAATGCAAGCCAATACCAACAGACAATTTGTAAGAGGCAACCAATGGTCTTTCAATGAAGATGCGGAAGCGTTCTTTATGGATAACTCAGGACAAGGAAGAAACAGAATAAAAGTTATTGACAACTGCATGAAGCCAATAGTAGAACAGTATCGTGGAAATGCAATAATAATGGATATTACAACAGGAGCAGAAGCATTAAGCTATAAAGCAATAAACAGAAGAGAAGAACTGCTGGCACAACAACAATATTTTACAGAAGTAGCAGCACAATCAAGTCCTCAATTTGCTTCTTATTTAAAAGCTAAAATGTCAATAGGAGATAACGAGCAAGAAACTGAAACTATATTTGAAAATCTATATACAGATACTTATGTTGATTGTATCAATTCTATTAATGAATATGTTTTTAAAGAAAACAAATTAAAAGAAAAACAAGGAGATGCTTCTTTAGATTTATCACAATCAGGAATGGTTGTTTTTAAATATTTCATACATAACGGAGAATTAAAATGGAGAAGAGTTGTTCCTGAAAGATTTTTCTTTGATAGAAATTGTACTGAAAGCGATACTTCCGATGCTTTATTTTGGGGAGAATTTGATTACATGACTCCTTCTACTATGTTTGAAAGATACCAAAACCTTTCAATAGATGAAAGAAAAGCAATAGAACAAGAAGCTTCAAGTACAAAAACTGTATCCGGCAACACATCCACAAGAGGTGGAAGAGTACCTGTATTTTGGACATACTGGCGAGACTTCAAACAATACGAATACGGATATGTATTAGATGAATATGGTTATCCAATGTGTGTGCAGATAGGGTTTATAGAAGAAGGAAAAACAAAACCAAGATATACAAAAAAAGATATTCTACCTTTAAAAGACTTAACAGAGGGACAGAAGAAAATACTAAAAGGTAAAAATATTACTAAACTCTATTTCGACATATTAAAATACTGTGTGTTTATACCTTCTGAAATAGTAACACTCCCAATACGTGATAAGAAAAAAACAGATATAGTATTAGAATACGGAGAAATGCCATATCCTAATACAGAATATTTAGATGTATCAAATGTAATGCCTCCTTTTTGTGTAGGACAATGGAACTTTAACGAAGGCTACACAGAGACAAATCTATCTCAGCTAATAAACCCACAAAGAATAATCAATAGGTATCTTTCTGTTGAAGAACAGCAAGTGAATAGTGCTCATGGTAAGTTTTTGGCTTATGATAAAACAATGATTGACCCACAAACAGGAGAAGCAGAACTATTGAACAATATGTATCAGGGCAAACCAACACCAGTAAACGCAAGAGGAAGAGGAATAAATAACGCTATTGCAGAAGTTGGTTCTGTTGTTGATAACTCAACCCTTGTATATGGGGCACTGCAAGAGAGTAAGAAAAATTCCATAGACAGAATGAGTGGAATCAATGCAAGTCTAAGAGGGGAATCTCAAGGTTCAGATCAGCTTGTTGGAGTAACACAATTACAAATACAAAGAGGTTCGCTAATTCAAGAATCTTTTTATGATACACTTGCAAATGTTTTTCTGCAAATGGCACAAGCTACAGCCAATGTTGGTAAGCGAGTCTATTTCGAAAACCCAAGAAAACTTGCAATAATACTCGGAGATACCAAAGCTGCTGTTATAGCAAAAGTAAAAGATTTAAAACTTGAAGACTTTAGAATATTTGTATCAAGACAAAACAACAGACAAGAACAAATAGATAATGGAAATATGGTTCTGTTAGCATTGTCAGATAGAGGTAAAATAGATGATGCACAATTTGCAGACCTCTATATGAGAAGCACTCCACCGGAAATAGCAAAAGCATTAAGATTAAAAGCTAAAGAAATGAACCTACTTGCGTTGCAACAAAACAAAGCAATGCAACAACAAATACCGGAAGTAGAGAATCAACAAGCACAAGAAGGATTAGCTATGGCAGGAGAAGGAAGAAGACAGGAGAAAATCCAGGCTGACGAGAAACAGAAAGACAGAGATGGTAAGATGGAAGAGACTATTATGAAATTAGCAGCTAATCAGGAAGCTAAATCTAAATAAAAAAAGGAGGTAATCACTCCTCCTTCAATTAACCAAAAAAATTAAATTCTTATTTAATTCCAATCAAAACAACTATAAGTATTATTATAATATATAAATTCTATAGTCGTAGTAATAATGCTTTCATATTTCATAATTAATATTTTATCTTATTAATAATTATATTTTTATCATCTGCTATATCGGCAGGAGTCCATTGGAAGTAAAGTTTCTCTAAACATATACTGAAATACTTTTGTAGAAACTTAGCCGTTCTTTGACTGCAAGTATATCTTCCTTTTTTATTCTTCTTTCTTCCCCACCACGTATCTCTACCAGTCCATTTAAACCAAAGAGAGTTAATCTTAAACACTAAAATATCAACATAAGCATAATTAGTAAACCTATCTTCTGATGCTTCTTTTAACATCTCTAAATTAAATTTATCAATTTGTTTCTCTGTTAATTCCTGATTAACTATTGCGCCTAAGTATATCTTATGTCCTGGAATAACATATTCCTCAATAAAAGGATTAATGTCAAACTGTCCTGGATAATCTTCTTCTGCTACACACAAAATATCATCCATCCAAACAAATATACCAACATGGTTTAATTTGTAATATTTATTTTCTTTAGCTTTTTGTGCTTTCTTAATTTGTTTTGCTATCCACTTATCGCCATCTAAAAATAGCAAATCTCCTGTTTTTATGTAATCGTAATTCATTAGAGTAAGTCTGTTAATTTAATTATTAATCCTATTATAGTACCACATACTGTGGCTATTGTTATTGCTACGCCTATTGTCCACTTGTTCTTCTCTCTTGTCTTTTCAAGACTTCTTATTTTTTTCTTATTACAACCAACGCCTTGTATTAGTCCTGTTTTATCAAATTTGTCGCCTATCAAGACTACTTCGATTCTGTTAACAGTATCTTCTACCCTCTTCATAGATTCTCCTAATCCATTTATGGTGTCTCCATGTTGCTGTAATGTTACCTCTATATTCATTAATCTGAAATTATTATATGATTGATAATCTTTTCACCTGTTGATAAATTAAAGGTAGCAATACTCCCTGTAAAGCTAAAGAAAACAGCTAAATCAATAATTGCATTAGCTATTGTATCTTCATAATCTACTCCACCTCCACCACCACCACCTATATCATAGGTAAGTTTTATTGTTTTACTATCATTAGATACTACTAAGTCTTTTAATATAGTACCATTACCTGTACACTCTAATTCTTTAGTATCTTTATCTACTTCGTTAATTCTATAACTTCCTGTTCCAGCCTTGAATCCTTTAATATTACATACACTATCTATCGGGTTATCATTAAACTGTTCGTGTAAATATATATTATTCCAATCAGTATCTAAAAATTCCTCTGTTGTTTCTGCTGCATTAAGCACAGGAGCAACACTTGTATAAAGCTCTGTCTTATCTAATAGATAAGGTACTAATACTCTTTGTCCGTTATATTTTACTCTTGTGCATCCGTAATCTTCGTTGTAAGAATAAGTATCTTGTGTTACCCATTGCGATTGTAATACTGTTCCTAATATTGTGTATTCTGTGCCTAAATTGACATCATATATCTTATTGCTATATCCTATTGATAATGGAATGTTTAAATCATTAAATAGTATGTAATTGATAACCCCTTTTACATAATAAGCAGCCGAATACGATTGTTGATTAAAGTAAACATAAAAGGGACTACTGCCTATCCAATCTCTGTTAATCGTATTAGTGTAACTCACTCCATTTATTATTATTGTAGCATCTTCTCCGCTTACTCCAGACCAGCTAAACTCTATTTCGTGATTTCCACCAATAGAAATTAATGACCCACCTGCTAAATTAGTGATTGTTTGGGTAGTGCCATCACTCACAAAAAGCCTAAATCCTATTACTTTGTGATAAAACAAAGAACATCCTTTTTGATAAGCGACCGTCCCTCCACAACTAAAAAATGAGCCATAAAATCCACTATCAAACCCGTAAATTTTGGATTTATAATATATACTTTCTCCACCTACCAGATGGGCTAAAATCCTTATCGCATTATCTGTCCCATTAAAATTAAAACCATAATTACCTAAGTTATAATTAACTCTTCCTCTTACAGGAGGAGCTACCCATGCTCCTAAATCAAACTTTCTTTTAGCTTGTGCTACTTCTAAATTACTATATGAATGACCTGCTAATACTACATTGGTAATCTTTCCAGTGAAATATTGTGCTGCTGTTTCTCTTTTACCTATATAAACATCATCATCACCAAACCTATCACTTCCATTATTATATGTAGTAACTTGTACTCCATTTAACCAACAGTCATAATAACTACCATTCCATATTAAAATAATTTGATTATGTCCTCTTGGGATATTATCTTTAATATATCCTCCTTCTGCCACACTGTCTTTAATCCAAGAAAATGTTTCATTTGTATATGTTCCATTATCTATCCCTAATGTAAATCTTCCTTCTGTACCTCCTACGCTACCTAATACATTTGCTACACTTGCAGCAGTTACTTCATCATCTAAATAAAATTCTAAAAGTATAGTATCAAAATTACCTGAAATAGTGTTAGAGTAAATATATTGACTTGCCTCACAATTCATAGCCCACCCTTTCTTAGTTAAAACAGTTGTGGGACTATTTACTTTAGTTATTGTACTTCCTTGTAAATCTATGAAGCTGCTGTTATATATAGGTATTGAAAATATATTCATCTTATCTTTTATTTAATATCCGTAATTTGATTTACTACTATTATAGTTTCTCGCTTTATCTTCTCCTGTTAATGCTATATTATATATTTTATGTTGATTCATTAAACCATCAAAGGCATGTGCTTGATATGAGTTATCGCCCATATATAAATACCAACCAGAATCATCTTTTACTGTACTAGTAGGAGTAGCAATTACATCTAAAGCTACTATAATATTATTAACTTCTATAACAGGTACATTAGCTACATCATCAGCATTATAAGTAACTGAGACATGGTTAAACTTTCTAAGGCTTACGTCTCGATTAGTAGTTATCCATTCTCCATTAGTACCATCAAAGTAAATCTTAAATTGTAACTTACATTTACCATTAGTTTCACCTACAGTTCTAAATGAAACATAAGACTTACTAAATATAGCACCAAGATTATTCTCCCCATCACTATAAGGATTAATCCATGCCTCCCATGTACCTCCACCTACAAAAATATTATTTATAGCATCAGGTTTACCTATTGTCATTCGACTATGGGAAGCTTCAGTATAGAAAGTATTATATATAGAACCATTCCTTCTAGTAGTTATAGCGATTTGGTCTAATATAGGATTTCCCATATAATCAATTAGAACACTTGTTCTACTATCTATATTCATTACTAATCCGTCTGTAACAGGTGTATATAAATTATTATTAAATATAGAAAGTGCTTCTCCTGCTGACAATGTTCTCTTATATATAGTAACACTATCCATATCTATAGCCAAAGTGCCACTATCTCCTACATTTGCTCCTAACTGAAACCTATTTACAGCAAAATGTACAGGACTACCGGTATCAGTTGTTGTTGTAGCTGCTACTTCTAATCCTGCTTTATATAAAACAACAAGTAATGAACCATCTGCTGGATTTACACCTACTGTCATAATCATCTGTTGATAATTATTCCATTGTGCTCTATAGTATGTTTGTTGTCTATAATTCCCAGCACTTGATAATAAGTAAATAGAGAATGTTGTTACTCCCCATACTGCCCATATACAACTATTAACATCTATTACATGACTAAACATATAATCTCCTACAGGCATATTCGCAAACCTTTCTGCTAAATTTATTACATAACTTACACCATCTGTAGTATTAGCTTTTACAGCAGGATAATCAATCTTACCATTAGAAAAAGTCATTACACCATCATCTACTGTAACATTAGTTGATGTACCTCCATTATCTAATATAGAGGCAGCAGTATTACCTACTTCTCGAAGTATTACGTCTATGTCTTGTGATATATAACTTTTCTTACTCATATTAAGTTAATTTAGCAAATCCTGTAAAATTAATATCTGTTCCTGCTATTACTGTTACATCAAACTCAACTACTAAATATTCACATACAATAGGTGTATCTAAATACCATGTATATTTATCTCCACCTGTTGCGGTAGTATCACCTGTTGGATTATGACTAGCTGCACCTGTTAAATCATTTGTTACATCATCCCAATTTTCACTTGTTAATAATGCTTGTGTAACTGCTGTAGTAATATCGGGGTCATTAGTTGACCATACTTTAATAGTTGTATCATCTGTTGCTGCATCACCAACTACTTTTACATATATGCTACCATTCTTATAAGTGTCCATTGGTATTAACCAATATACTTGTCCTGCTCCTGTGGCTTGAGCATAAGTAACAGAATAAGTTTCTGTAACTCTATGATTATGTTCAGGAGATTGCTCTATAATCCTTCCTGCTTGTTCTGTATCATCATAATTAGCATTCTTAACATAACCATTGCTTTTTGTTGCAATAGGAGTATAGTCTAAATCTGTACCAGAAAATGCTGCTCCGTTATCATTACGTACTCCCAATATCTGAATACCAGCATCTGCTGTAGTATGTCCTGCATCTTCTGCATATACTGCTGTTGCAATAGTAGCTGTAGAAGTAGCAATATTCCCTGTGTCAGTATCAATAGTAGTAAGTATTGCCGCCTGTGCAAGCATAATAGTGTCATCTGTAGCAATAGTGACTGATTGTGAAGCTACCATTGCTCCTGTACCAAATGCTAATAATGTTGCTAAACCTGTATCTACTGTGTACATCTCTCTCTTTAATGACATAGCAAACATTCCAATATCATTAGCATCTAATGATATATCTGTTGGGACTGCCACACCCATTATTCCAAGTCCTTTTGTTGCACCTGTTGTATGAGTTGCTGTATCATCTACAAAAACACAATCATCTAATAAGCTAAGTGACGTTACCATCGCTTGGCTATTAATCTCATGTGTCCATAAATATCCTTTGTCATCAGTTGTAAGTGGAATATAATCTCCATCTGCTGCCAATCCTGATGGTGTGTCATCTCTTACTGCTAATATTTGCATTCCAATATCTCCAGAAGCATGTACTGAATCTTCTGCATAATACGGACTAGCTACTGTTGTTACGTTTGTATAAACAACAAATGTGTCTGTATTTGTAAATGTAACTCCAGTAACAGTTATAATTGGATTTGCATAAGTTATCAAAGTATCTTGTCTGTTATACGAAGCCACAAATGTTCCGGCAGTATCATATCTATCAATCTTCTCAATATCTTGTGCTGTAAATTCAGCCAACGTATGCCATGTAGGTAAATTAGATATTGTAATACCTGTGGCTGCTTGATATACGGCAGTAAAAGTAGTATTGTTTACTGGAGGATTAGCAGTCTTACCTACCAACGTAGAATATCCACCCTCCAAAGAACTAATAAGTCCTTCAATGGTAGTCATCGAAGAAGACGTTGTTGACGTATCATTCCATCCTTCAAGCAATGTTACCAATGCTGCTAAATTAGCTACCACTGGAGCTGTAATATCGCCAACAGCAATTTGTGCCACCTGAGTCGTTATCTCACTTTGTATAATCACATAATCGCTATCAGCACCTGTGCCACTCATATCTACTGGAGTAACAGAATAATTCTTAGTTATAAATTGGTAGTCTGGAGTACTTCCCCATCCCAACCTTATACTATTACCACTATCTGCAAGTGTTACTGTTCTTTTAAGTCCCATAATTTAAAAATTTAATCTGATAATATATATTGCTGGTAAACTCTAAATTTACCTGCTGTTAATGCTGTTGCTCCACCAGCCAATACAACATTTACTGTTATATCTCTTGCTGCTGTTAATTTAATTGGAGTTGATTTATTAAAATCTAATTCAGTTGCTCCACCAACTCCTGCTTCTACTTTTATTGATTGCGTATAATCTGTTCCTATTGCAGATGCAATTTTAATATCTTCTGCTCCTGCCCCTACTGTCTCTACTCCTACTCCTATCGTGCAAGTGTTTCCTACGTCTGCTGTAAATGCTGTTACTACATCCATCCATGCGTTAATAATAATTGCATTAATAGGAAGGTCTGTAGAAGAATATATTGTATGCGAACCTGCGGTTGGTTGATCTGAAAATAAAAATATTCCTGTAGAAAGTAAAATATTTTGTCCTACTCCATCTGTAGTATGTGTTACTCTATTATATAATATAGTGTCAATTAGTTCATCTGCATTTTTTAATGTTGTTGCTCCTCCGAGATAGTGAGAGCTAACAGAAGCCGTATAAGTACCATCTGCATTAAGTCCTGCTCCTGTTTCTATAGCGTCTGCTTCTACTTGTGTGCAGAAAGTATCAGCATAAGCCTTAATAGACTGTTGCGTACAAAGCTGCGTGGCACTATCAGAAGCCATAGTGTCTTCATCTAAAACTCCTGCTATAGCTGTACTTGTTCCAAGTTGCCATAATCCAGCAGTTGTAAGATTCATTATTGTAGTTGTAGCACCACCTGTTCCGTATATCCATTTTAAAGTATTGGAATCAGCACCATCTTTTTTACCTTCCCAGAAGTTTAATGTAGCTACAGCTCCAACTTGTTCTTCTAATCTCCATGACTGTTCTTCTGCTGCTGCTCCTGCTCCTGTACTTATTGCTGATAAATATGCACTTTTCTTAACTGACTCTGCTCTTATTACACAGCCCATAGTGTCCATACTATATATAAGCAGTCCATCACTCGCAGCATTAACCATGTCATGCTCCCATTTAATGTATGGGTTTAAAGCATAAGTAGCACTCTCAAGAGGCACTAATAACACTTTAGAAGTGTATGTTTCTGCACCAACTGCAAATGTGTCTGTGTTATTATATGGTCTTACAAATCCATCTGTAGCATCTCTATAGTCTACATCAATTAATGTTATCAATTCAACAGCAGTCATAGCTATTATCCCTGCCCCTATATTTCCAACAACAGTATTTGCTCCAATAGTTAATGCTAATGGAGTATTATCTACGTCTGCTTTTAAAATTGTATTGGCATCATACAAAGAAGTAGTTAATTTAGCATCTGCTTTTTTATCTATATTGTCCATCTCTGTTAAGATGTCTGTCAAGTTGCTTTGTAATGTAGTACCAGCAGTAAGAGTAATTATATTCGTAATAGTGGTCTTTAGCGTAATCACATCAGACTCCAATGTAGTTGTAGGGGTTTTGTCCCACAAAGTTTTTAATGTAGTCGCAATATTTGTTAATGCTTCATTTAGATTAGCTGCTGGTGTTATGATAGCAGGAAATGCTGGTGCATCAATATGATTTACATCACTTGTAAATATATCATCTAATAATCCTTGTCTTACTCCTCCGCAGTCTGGCATAATTTAACAATTTAAAGTTTTTAATAATACCGATTCTAAACATGTTATTTCTGATTCTTTGAGATAGTCTGCATTATCATTCCAAAGCAATACTTTCTCAATTAATCTTAATATATATATGTGCATAAAATCTGTCTCGCAAGTAGTAACTCCAAATGTTTGAGTTAACTCATACTTATGACATTTAGTTGCCATACTCGCTGTTCCTATATTTCGTGCTGTACTCATCTTAATCGCAACAATTACAAATTGTATTTCCTGAATTTATTAAATCTGTTATTTGCCCCCAACTTTCCGACTCTACCAATTCGTCAATAGCTGCAAGTATAACATCAAGTCTCATAGCTTTTCTAAAAGTAGAATTTTCACACAATATTTCATCATCACAAATAACATTTAATTCTTGACAGCTTGCCTGTACTAATTTATCTGCAAGGCATTGGTCTAAAACACACGTTACTGCTATTCTTTCAGTAATATTATATTTAGCTTCAACATCATCTTCATCTGTTACTTCTACCCAATAAGCTGTTTCTGTTTTAGGGTCTTTATTTGTTCCTGTAGCTAATGCCTCGTAAATAGCATAAGGAAAACCTCCAACAGCAACAACAATATCTACCACAACTGTATCTCCAAGTTCGTATGTATATGCTGCTCCCCAATAAGGAATTGTTAATAAGTTTACGACATAGACACCATCAGTGCCATCATAAGCATACAGCGTAGGAATTGGTGGATATAATAATGGGTCAACATAAGTGCTTGGAGTGTTAATGGCTTCGTCTCTTGGGACAGTAGTTGAAAAATCATAAGTAGTAGCGTCTGGATTTGTTACTGTTATTTTTTTGTAAGCAGAGAATTGTGCTAACTGATTCCCTGATTCAGTAGAAGCTATGTAATTAGACCAATCGTTAATAGTTATATTAGTGCCATCACAACTTAAACCTACTATACTGGTTGTCGGATTCGTTAAACTTGCTGCAAAATCTGCCATATCATTCTAATTTTTTATTAGAACAAATATAAACATTTTTTTTAATTTATAGTACTTTTTTAAATATATTTTTTGATTTTTATTATATCTTTCTGAAATAGTGTTAAATAGTTATTTATAATTGTTCTTGATAAGAATTATATTATCTTTGTATGTTCTTTGAAACAATCTTGATGAAGCTAAACAATAATTGGAGGCTATGAAACTTTTTAGTGGAGTCTTAAATGGGGTTTCCCTAATCAATTGGTAACAACAAACCGAAGTTGTGCGTTTAGTGGATTGGTGAAATTATAGTCAACAAACGGGTGGCAAATTACCCGACCTTGACGAAGTTTGTAGTTCACTCTTTGGTAAAGCGAGATTGTTTTAAGGAATGTTTAAAATTTAAAATTATGGCAAACGAATGGATTGGAAAATGCTTTAAAAAAACTGAAACACGAAGTTATCCAAATTGGATAACATCAGTGTATGTATATGATGTTGACATCCCAACAGGAAAATTAAAAATAATTACTGTTAATTATCGAAGTCCATCCAATAACGAAGTAGAAATAGGTACTACAAAAAGCGTCCATCAAGATGAAATACAAATAGGCAAAATAGCAGGTGGAACAAATTTGGAAATACCAAAAGAAGAATTTATAAAAGACTACAACAAAGCAATGAAGACAATAAATGATAGGTATAATAAAGCTAATTAACACTATCTCAAATAAAAATTACTGAAACTCTTTTAAATATTCTCCACTTTCTTTTTCTTCTTTTTCTCTTTCCTCATCTCTCTTCTCTCTTTCCTCTTCTGTGAGATATACTTTCTTTTTGTCAAAAGGACTAACATATTTATAGATGCTCGGAGTTCCATGTCCTGTAGCTGCACCACCTGCATTTGAAATAAATTTACCTATAGCATTTTTCTTATCGTTAGGTAGTTTTTCAAAATCTTCAATACTTGTTATTTTATAATCAACAAATATTTTTATTGCCTTACCCATATCGCTTACTATTTCATTTGCAATTTGAAGTGTAGGTACAAGCGAATTGTTTCTATAGTATTCACCCTTTACTTTTGATTCTACCGTTTCCTTTATACTTTTCGCAACAGGAGAACCTTGCAATATTCCAGTTATTGCAACATCCATCATTTCTGACCTTTCAAACATTTTTTCAAATTCTTCCTCTGTTGCTTTTTCAAATTCATCAGTTTCGCCTCTTAATAATGCAGCGGTTATAGAACCAGTAAACATACCTGCAACAGTCTTCCACATTAATGGTTGAATGTAGCCATAATATCCTATCTGTTTAATCCCTGCGATTCTTTCAGCAGTCTTGGCAGATTTAGAAAACGCAATCCTTACTCCCTCTCTAAAATTCTGTCCCATCTGAATAGGTGCAGAAACATAAGGAAATATTGAACCAAATTTACCTATTTGCCATGAAGATAATAGGTGTGGAGCACCAGCAGGTTGCTGTACTCTGTGTCCTTCCATCATTGCTTCTTCAAACGCCTTTCCTCTTGCTTCTTCTTTTGGCATATTTTTTTGGTATCTTTCAAATAAAATATCAAAATTAGGTTTTATTCCTATAAACGCAGATATATCACCAACTTTAACAGGAAGCGACTCAATTTCTTTTAAAAATTTATTAAATATTTTAAATCTCTCCATAACGGTCAATGGTACTCCCATCCACTTATTAGAATATTTTTGCATCACATCAAGAACAGGTGAATCTTTTAAATAATTTATAATATGTGGGTCATGTCCTGACGTTAATCTCATCCATGCCATATCGCTTTTTGCAAATGCTTTGGCAAAATCTCCATACGTTCTTGGGTCTGCTAATCTTAAAGCATATAATGGCTCAGATAAAGCAGAACTTATAATATTGCCATTCTCTGCCATAAGTTTATTAAAATGTGTTGTTGAATTTGCAAAAGACGAAACCTGCTTAGGTAAAAGACTTAGGTTTCCTACAATTTTTGATATAACAGCATTGTTAAGTAGCTTTATGCCAAAATATTTCTGCTGTACTCCTTCGGGATAATTGGCATATAATTTGTCCATAGATTTTAATATCTTATTTCCAAATGGTATATGTTTTTTAATAGAATTTCTTACGTCTGTATTTCTGTAAATGTAATTCCACTTCTCATTAACCTTGCCGTATGCGTTCCATTTAGTAGCATTTTCAAAAGCATTACGATAAGTTTTATAAATATCAACTCCTTTTAATTTAATCTCTCTTGGATTTGCTCTGTTAAATACTGTTCCTGGTATTAGACTTTTCTTTTCAACTTCTCCTTTTCTCATTTGTTTCTGTCCTTGAATTGCCTCTCGTTGTATATAGTTTTCCATATTAAACATATCCTTACCAAACTTTCTTTTATAGGGTTCGTTTAATATTTTATATAATTCAGGATTTGCAACATCGACCATAAAGTCTGATAAAGATTTTAGATTCTTATTCTCATTAAGTATATTCTCACAATGTTGTTTTAAATCTTGTACTGATTCAGAAGACAGTATCTTTTCAACTATCTTTACGTTTTCAGCATTTCTTAATACCATATTGATATATACAATATCATTATAACTCATTTTGTTATAATCTGTAACTACCGTACCTTCATTAGTTAATATGTCTTCCTTAACACCCAAGTCTTTTTTCTCTGTAAAGAACCCACGTTTTTCTTTTGACCCTATGAGTTTCTTTTTTATCAGTCCTTCATGTTCGCTTAAAGCAGATTCCATTTGTTTAACAACAAGACCGGTTCGTCTTTCTAATTCAGCATACTTCATGTATGAGCTATCAAGGTCTTTATCCAACTTCATTACTTCTGCTCGCTTTTTAGAATCCCTTACGGTATATTCTAATAGTCCCCTCATATTTTCAAATGGTATATTTAATCCTTTTGCCACATTTAAACTAAATCTTGAAACAGGTTCAACTTGTTTTGTTTTTAGTTCTGCTTCTCTGCCAATTATTTTCTCTATTTCTAATTTTTTCTTAGTAATAGTCTTAGAATTATTTTCAACAACATTTATCTTTTTGATAAACTTTTCTTTTTTTCTTTTCGATAATTCTGAATCAGTAATATTCTTTCTTAAATTATCGTATGCTTCTTTTGGAGATGCCAATAATTCATTATCAAATTGATTTATCATTTCATCTCTTGCAAATTCACTCTCTGTCTTTGTTGCATCAATAACATTTTGTCTTTCTTGTTTTCGTTCTTCTATTTCTGCTTTGATCTGCTCACGTCTCTCCTTTGCAGATTTTAAACTTGCTTGTTCAAGTTCACTTATGCTATCCATCTTCTCTTTAGCCTCCTCAAACAACCTTTTTCTTTTTTCATATTCCTTCTTTGGAGTATTCTTATATTCTTCTATTGTATTTTTTAACTCTCTTATGCTGTTGCCTGTTTCCTGTAATTGCATATCAAACATCAATAGTTCATCAACAGCAGTCTCTTTTTCTAATCCTTCCTTCTTACTAATAGCATCATCAACTAATTGCTCCCTCTTTGAATTTAGTACTTCTGAATATTCTGGAGTATCTTCAAGTTTTTTTGCTGTATCAATGTATTCATTAATCTTACCTATTATTTCTGCGTATTCAACTGTCTTTACTGCAAAATCAACTTTTCTCTTTTCGCCTATATTTTTCTCTTTACCAACAGCAAGTATATCATTGAATCTTTTCTCAATATTTTTAAAACCTTCACTTACTGTCCTCTCTCCAGTTGCTTTATTAACTATGTTCCCAATTTTTTCTATTACATTATTTATTCCTTCTTGTGTTGTTTTAGGACTATTGATAGCTCTTAATATAGATGTTATATTAACTCCTTCTAATTTTCTTAATTCTTTTGCATTGGCACTTATCCATTCAGAATATACATCTCTATTGTATCGCTTCCATAAATCTTTAGTCTTTTGCTTATCTCTTGTTGCCTCTATTTTTTTCTTATATTTTTCAGTTATCTTATTTATCTTATCTTTAGTTTCTTTAGCAATATCTAACTCCTGCATTTTTAACCATACATCAGCAGATTTTTTAACATCTGCCTCTACAGCTTTCTCAACCGTTTTATATACCTCTGGCTGTGTGAGTGCTATTTTCAATGCTTCATATTCCTGGATGAGTTCTTTTGGTTTGCCTTCTACTGTTTTCTCAATGTCTTTTTGTATTTCTGTCTTAGTTGGTTTAGTTTCTAACTTCTTGGCAAAATCTCTTTTAATATCAAACTCATCTTTAATAGCTTTTTTAGTTTCATTTTTATTAAGTAATGCTAAGATTTCACCTTTCATTGTTGGGTCAGTAATATTTTTATCTACCCACTCTCTTACCTTTTCATACACCTCCGATACCTTTACCATAGACATATCGTATGCTCCAGAAGCAATCTTTTTTAACGCATCAACAACTTCTGTTCTCTTCTCTCCTGTCAAATCAAGTTTACCACCAAAAGCACTCATTATATCATCAAGTCCTTCTGCCATTTGCTCTTTTCCCTTTTCGTATTTCTCCCCACGTTTAAGTATTTTCTCTACACTATCAAATACAGCATCATGTTCTTGGTCTGTTTTCCATAACCAACCTAACTCTTCTTTTTTCTCCTTTATATTTTCAAGTGTTATATTTTCCTTTTCAATAATACTCTCTGCTTGTGTCCTATTATTCTCTGATACTATTTCTAATATACCTTCCTCAGTACCCTCTTTTTTCTTCGTTAGTTCCAATGTTTCTTTAAACTCTTTTAATGGAGCATCTTTAGTTTGATAAGATACTCCCGAACCTTGTGATACTTCTACATAACCCTTTTTATCCCATTGTTCTATTCTATCCAATACTTCTTTAGCTTCTTCTGTTGGTCTGTTCTCTGCTATATCTTTTAATCCTTTCTTAACAGATGATTTTGATAAACCACCAAAAGATACTCCTGTTAATACGTCTTCATCTATTTTAACTTTCTCGTTAAATGTTTCATATAAATCTTGTACTTCCTTTTTCTTTTCTGAAATAGCGACATAATCTTTTGCTACTTGCTCTCCTAATGATGTGCGATTAACTTTCTTACCTTCTTTTGTTAATTTAATCTCTGTGCTATAAGAAGTAATTTTCTGCTCATCAAATCCTGCATCACGTATCTTCTTGCTTAATCTTGGATGTTCTATTTTACGCTTGGAAACAGTTAAAGCATTGTACTTCTCTACATCTGTTATTAAATCATTCTTTGTTTCTTCTTCTTTGGTTAACTCTTTTTCTTTTATCTCTTGTAGCTTAACAGGTTCTTTCTTTTCAGTAACTTTTTCTTTTTCCGAAATAGTCTTAGATAGCTCTTCTTTAGGCTTAATAGGTTCTTCTTTAGGCTTAATAGGTTCTTCTTTAGGTTTCGCAGGTTCTTCTTTAGGTTTAATAGGTTCTTTAGTTTCCAATGGCTTAGCTTCGGGATATAGTTTATTGCTTAATTCTTCCTGCTTAACTTTTAATTCTTCATTTATTTTATCTGTTTCTACTTTCTTAACAGAATCATCAAGATAAGTATTTTCTTCAATCACTTGTTTCTGATTTTCTAAATCATTAATTTCATCTGTAGTCTTGCCTGTTTTTGCTTTAGTATCTTCTGCAACTGTTTTATTAACTTTATCAATAATTAAATTCTTAGCTTCCGGAGACTCATTGCTTTCTTTTACATTCTTTATTATCTCTGCTGAATTATCAACAACACTTTGATTTATGATTTTATTATCAGCTATTCCATCTGCAACTTTTGCTGCTAAAATTAATTCTTTTTGTTTTTGCTTATTAGTTTCTTTGCCTGCTTCTTCTCTTAATTCAAACGCTTTTTTTCTTAACTCAATAGGACTGCTTTTTGTTTCTCTTACTATAATTTCATTTTCAGGAGTAGACGACAACCACCTTCCCCACATCTTCTCTTGCCTATTTTCTAAAATTTTCAATTGCTCTAATTCGCTTAATTTTGGAACACTTTTTACATCCATTCCTTTAAGAAAAGTACTTTTAACCTTTTTTGTAGCTATATCTTTGCCTCCCAATGCTAATCCTGTAGCACCTGCATCATACACGCCATCCCAATCAACCACTTCTCCGTATTCCAATATTTGCTCTGCTGCTGTCTCCCCTCCAAATAATCCAGCCAATGAAACATGGGATGATATTTCCCCTAATATTGGCTTCTTAGTTCCCTTGATTACCGCTTGTCCTAATTTCCCCGATACTCCGCTAAGCATATATAATATCCCTGCATCTTTTGCTCCTTTTAAAGCACCTGTTTCGTATTCTTTAAATTTTTCAAATATTGGTTTTCCCTCATTTTCTGCTTCTCCGTATGCACGAAAACCTCCAGAGCCAGTCATATATGCAAACATTGATGGCACACTCGCAAGCCCCGTAACACCTTTTAATACACCAATTCCTAATCCAAAACTTCCCATTATATGCTCAACAGAACCAACAGCTCTGCCTATAACCGTATTCGGATTATCAAGCCATTGTTTTGATTGTCCCTTCATCCAATTACTTAATTGCCATAATGGTCTTTCTTCTTTAGCAGCTTTACCATAATTCTTATTTAACTCCTGCCAATATTCAGGCTTATCTGATTTTTTCTTTTCATACCCCAATCCTATCGCTTCACCGCCTTCTATTAATATATCACCAAGCATTACAGACATTCCATCTAAAGCATCAACATTTTCAGCAACACCAAGTCCTACATTCCTAAACAGTCCCTGTATATAACTACTTGGACTATCAGGCTTCATATTGTCTATTGCTTCTTGTAATCCTTCTGCTTGTCCCATTACAGATTGATACTCTTCTTCCGAAGCAGCATTAGAAGCAACTTCCATTAATACATCTTGTTGTTTTTTTAGGGAGATAGTCTGAGTTCGTTTTATTTCAGCTTTCTCTTTTAATAACTCAGTCTTTTCTTCTTTACCTTCTGCTATGTATGGATTTAATACATCTAATGATTTTTGATTTTCCACTAATACGCCTGCTCTGAAATCTATTTTTTCTTGTTCATCTCTTGCTATTTTAGCCAACTCTCCTTCTGTGCGTATAGGTTTTTTCTCTAATGCTTTTGATTGTAATTCGGGAGACAGCTTTTTAAACGAAGTGTAATCCACAAATTGTTGTTGAGTTTCCTCTACTTGTTCTGGAGTTACTGCCTCCATTTGTCTTACTAACTCAGGAACAGCAGGAGGTATTTCAGGTTTTGAGATAGAAGGGGTTTCTAATGCCACTCCTTCTGAAACAGTCGCAGAAACTTTTCCAGTAGCTCCTGAAATTTTGTCTTTTTTTTTTAAGTCAGAGAAATACTTTTCATTAAACTCAACATACGAATTTGTATATTTTTTATCTTTGATAAGTCCATCATACAAGATTTTGCGATTACCTTCGTCTGAAAACTTTGCATTAAAATCATCATACGTTTTAGTATAATCTCCATCGTCAACTAATCCACGATGTAGTTTTTTTCTTTCATCTTTCATAATTAGTCGTATTTAGCTTTCTTGTAAGACTTCCCTGTAGGTTCTTTTCCCTCAGATGGATGTTTAACTTCTTCTGTTGGTGTCTCCTTTCTTTTTCTTTCTTCATTCGCAGCTTTTTCGGCATTTGTAAAATCCTGCTTAAATATAGCAGTAAAATTTGACTTTACATTATCTAATGGCATAATTAAATTTAATTCACTTGGCTTCATGCTTTTTGTTTCCCATACATCTTCACTTACTTCTTCTCTTATTGAAATAGATTTATTCCTATCTGACATTGCTTCAAGCTGAACAAATCTACCTTCCTTGTCTTCCATTCCCCTTCTTCCAAATTTAGTATCACCAACCTTTATAGGAACAACATCAAGAATATTTATAATTTCAATTTTATTTCCTGTCTTTAAATCATACACATCTTTTTTACCAGGTTGAACCTTCATTGTTTTTCCTGTTATCTTAGGAAAAGAATAACCGTTATCCCACGCAAGGTCTATATTCTCACCCGTATGTGTTGTAGCTGATATTGTTTCATCACTAATAGTATATTCTACTTCTTCAAGTTCTTTTCCATGTGTTGCCAATTTTTTAGCAAGTGCATGTTTCCTATAAGACATATCTTTTTTCTTTATATTTAACTTTGGAACAATCTCATGTTTTATTCTTGATAATGCAGCTTTAGAAACAGCTTTAAATCCACCCTCTGGCTCTTGTCCTAATACTTCTCCTTCTCCTTTAAGTTTATAAGTATCGTCATACCAAATCTGCAAATCTGCAATTGCTGCATCTTCATCAAAAACAATTTCATCATTATCATCCATTTTCAAATACGGAGACTTATGTGTTAATTCTTGTACTTTATTAAAATCTGCATCTCCCAATCCTTCCAATTGATTAACGCTTATCATTGTCCTGTCTGCTAAATCTTTTGTTGAAATTTCTATAAATTTCGACAAACTCTTATGTGAAGTTGATAATCTGTTTCCTGTTTCGCTAATTGTCTTAACAGTCTTAGCCCAATCTTCCTCTGTCATATCTCCGCTTATTAAATCCGCACCCTCAATCATATCTCTCGAGTCTCTTACTTGAGGCTTTGTGTGTTCATCGGGACTTGCAAGTATGTCTATTGCTGTTTCATACGACTCATTCCATAATGCTGCAATATCTTCGGACTCCTGAATTATTTTATCCATTCCTGGTTTTGCATACACACCACCATAAGCACCAGAACCGCCATGTTTTTCTTTGGAAATCCCAACAGACTTCTCCCAATTCAATCGGAGCATCTTTTCTTGTCCTTTATGAAACAATATATTTTTATCAAGGTCTACAATGTCTGCATATTTTACTTTGCCTGCTCTTCCTTTTTCTAATAATTTTTGTTTTGCTAATTTCTCCTCAGCCTGTCTCGCATTTAAAACAGCATAAGGAAACAATCCACCTGTTGCTGCTATGGTTGGTGCAGAAAAAGTTTTACCACTATATCCTTGTTGTGTAACAGGAGTATCTCTTCCTGGAAAAAATGCGTCTTCGCTAAGTCCTGCTTCTTTTAAATTAAAACCTGGACTCTTTGCAATTTGTAGTTGCTCATCTATGTAATCTCCTGTTGCATCTAATTCCGCAGGATTAAAAATATTGGAACTTGCAGGAGAAGTTACTCCCTTTGCATTACCAAGTATATCCGAGATACTTGTTTCTATATTTACATTTTCTAAATTTGCCATATTATCTATTAATAAATGGAAGTCTTGGAATTATTTCTTCTTCGGGCAATTCTTCTGCACCTCTTGTTTGCATTGTCTGTAGTCCACTTGTTGGAAGAACACTTGTCGGAAGAACACTCGCTAAGCCACCCATTATATTACCCATTGCAGTTTTCTTTAACTCCGCAGATTCTCTCATTTTCTGTAACTTCTCCCACATCTGTAAATCCATTTTACGTGAGGCTATCTTGTCAAGTTGTGTTGCTGCTAATTGTGTAAACACCCCTACTTGCTGTGATTGTAATGCTGCTAATCTGTTTGTAGCATCTCCTGCTGTTCTCTGTGCTGCTTGAAATCCTTGCAATGTAGTACCTACTCCTCCACCTACTGTCTGTACGTTCTTCTGTGTTTGTGCTAAATTTTTCCCTATAATATCTGATATATATTGATATTCAGGACTTGTTCCAACTTCTAATTGTCTTTTCTTTCTTTGAATTTGATTTAGCATATCCCTTTGTTCAGGGTCTTCTAATGGTGCTCCGAGCTTATCAGCTTGGTTTCCTTTTATCATTCCCTCTATTCCTCCTCCAATACCTGCACCTATGCCTGCACCTATACCTGTTCCTACTCCTGGAATAACAGAACCAGCAATACCACCTATTGTTGTACCTAATAATTGTCCAATCATAGCTTAAAATTTAGCACAAATATAGTTTATTTTTTTAGAATAACAAAAAAAGTTCGTGTATATATTTTTATGTTTCTGTAAGTTGCTTATTTATACTTGTTCTTAATAAGAATTGTTTTATCTTTGTACGAAATAGTCATAAATAAAAAATTATGAATTATGATACTTAAAAAAATATTGAGTAAGGGACTTACTCTGAAAAATCGGAATGAACTGTCTACGTTAGTAGAAGTGTTGACTTCCGAAGCCCATCACATCGGCTCTGCCGTGTGTGGGTAGTTCACTTATTGCTATTTTGGAAAATCCAAAATAGTGTTAAATAAATTAAAATTGAAAATTATGGCAAAACAAGGAACACCTAAAAGAGATGGAAGCGGACAAGGTACTCGTCAAAATCAAGGTCGTGGTGGTTGTAAGACTACTAAAAAAGTTGGTAAAGGTAAATAGGTTTAATTACACTATCTCGTATTATTATATGAGATAGTGTTAAATAATTTTAACTATGGAATACTTAGAAAAATTAGAGAAAAAAATTGACATTCTGTATAGTAAAATTAATTCATTACAGCAAACAATAGACAATAGGCTGTCTGTAATTGAAGATGATTTTTATGTAGATGACTATTTTGAACAAATGCCACATGACGGTAAAAAGAAAATACTAAAAACAAATGCAACTCCTTTCTGTAAGTGGATATATGTTGGAAGAGGTACAGAACCTTGTCTCTGTACTCACTACACAACAAAGGAAAATTATGCTAAAAATTATGATGAAATTAAAAGTGAAGAAGAGATAATTAAAGAGAAGGAAAATTCTATTTAACACTATCTCAAAAAATAAATTAAAAGTTCTTTGGTATATTGAAAAAATTGTTTATATTTGCACTTGAATTTCAGATAAAATTTATGTGTAATTATAAACAAAAATATTGGTTATGTGGTGTGAGTAAATTCTCTACACTTTGTGCATTGATTTTGTCTGAAACTCACATCACATAACTGTTCTTAACTCAAAACAGTAGGACTTGATTATATCGAAGTCGAAACAAAAATTGAGTATAAAGGTTGCGAACTCAACGGTGCAGAAATAAATGTTTAGTGTATGCTCTGTGATTAACCACAACATACGACCTAAAGTAAATAATGCAGACGAGCCAAAAGTTATGTTTTACTCTTTAGCATAACACCATGTAATGGGTAGGGATGGGAGAATGTGATAGCAACAGCTTACTTTTTTAAAGTTCTTATTAAAGTAAAGAAATACTAAAGTTGCTCACTTTAGGGATAAAGGGACTGTTATAATTAAAAACTAAAACTATTTTGATAACTATTTGAAATAGTGATAAATAAAATTAAATTAGAATTAAAATTATGAAAAAATCAAAAAAGGAACGATTATCAGAACGCATTAATAAGCGTTTTAGAATTTTACATTTTCCATTAACTGGCAAATTTTATCCACAATATAGGGGCTATTGGCTTCTGAAGCAATATGGAACTGGAATTATAAGAACTGAAAGTATGTTTGATATTGCTGATGGATTTAGTACAGAAGATAATGCAAGAGAATATGTAGAACTCTATAAAGAACAAAAATTAATGCAAAATATTAATTACATTAATTGTTAATTTGAAATAGTGTTAAATAATTTTTTAATTAAAAATTAGAATTATGAATTGGGAAGAAATATCAAAAAAATATCCTAAAGGATATAGTCTTTTACGGGGTTATGCAAAAACTTCAAAGCCTGAATTTGTTTGTTCAAAAATAATAAAAGGAATAAGATATTTATATGACTTCTTTGATGAACAATCTATATTCATTATAGTTGATTTAGAAATACAGCATACGAGAACAATAGATGAGGATGGAGAAAACCCACATTATGTTCCAGAAGGATTTAGATTTGAAATACATGATAATTCATATTGTATAGCACATTCCGATAAAGTGTATAAAACAAGAACAGAATCCGAAACAAAAGCATTTACAAAAGGATTTGAATTATTGGAACAAATTATCTAACACTATCTCAGAAAATTATTGAATCTTTAAAATCTTACTTCCAACAATTGAATCTATTAGATTAAACTCCGTTGCCCCGTCATACCTTATTCGATAGAAGCAACTTGTATTTTGAACCCTGTCTCTATCCCCTGCCAACTTACGAGGAATAAAGTTATACCATCCGTTATAATCCTTGAGATAATAGGCATTAGCAGGGACTGACATGCTCTCTGCCAAGAAACATTCAGACATAGTAGTTAAACTTGTAGCAAAATCTATTCTATCTGGTTTTTGGTCAGAAGCTATTTTAATATCTATAAATTCTTTTCCTGCCATTTGGCTTGGTGCAGACACGTTAATTATTTCTGCTTGGATATTACTACCATCTATATCATATCCTACGCCTAACGCATACACAGAAGTCTCTTTTACCGAATACACACTATCTCCTATTGAAATAAATCTTTCTCCGTAATAGTCATAAGTACCATACCATGACTGACCTTTAATTCCGTAAACAAAAGTTTCCCTTATACCTATTCCATCTCCTGTATCCCATCCTGAACCATTCCATGTTACTTTTGCTTTTCCTGTTCTTGCAACCAAAGTTGTTATTGTTGAATATTGATTTGTATGATGAACTGTAATGTCATTTATAGAACTATTTACAAGATACATATATTCTCCAATATTAAACAATGTTGCTGGTAAATATAACACATGAACAGTATCACAATAAGAAGCAACTTCATATATATTGCTTGGAGTAGCCAAATAATCATGTGCAAATGTATCGCCAATTAAAAGATAATATGGAGAAATAGTAACAGGATTATCCATTAAGATAATATCTTTTGTTTGTTTAATGTTTAACCAATACTCTTCATTTAGTTTATCAACCACCCCTGTTACTGGAGTTGTATATCCTGACTCAATTGTACTTAGCCCATCTCCATAAACTCTATTATAGTACTTGTGGTCTTTTGCTATATCAGTTATTTGATTATCAAACATCATATAAACAGACATTTGGTTAGCAAAGAATAATGCTTTTTTATATTCTGCCACACTTCTCCACATCTCATCATTCATTCCTATGTCTTTGCTTAACCAAAGTTCTGATTGAATAAATCCATCTATAGGAGTTGTGTAACCAATAGTATTACCTATTGCATCTGCCATAGTTGTTTTTCCTGTTAGAAGTAAACAGATCCCATTATTAGTTATTGCATAAAGATTTTCACCTTTGCTTGTTTCTGTATCATACGCAAACTTAATTGCTCCCTGTGCGTCTGAAATAGCCAAAGCATTTCCTGATGGAAAAGAACGCAAGGAAGGACTGTTTTGTTCGTTAATTAATCTTGGCTCACTCCAAATAACTAAAGAACAGAAAGCATTTTTTTCTTCATATCCCACAGCAGGCTTTGTGAATGCCATAGAAGCTGTGTTCCATGTGGAATAGTCTGAATTAGTAACATCTCCTATGTTCTCTTGATTGCCAAATAATAGTCCTCCGTATTCCCACCATAAAGTTTCATTAGGATAATCTGTAAGATAAGTAGCACTAAGTTTACCTCCGCCAAAATTATTAACATCTATATCTGTAGTGTCCCATTTCTCAGGTCGCATAATATAATGTATAGAAGGAAATCTTTCTAAATTATGATTTGTTGGAGTATCAAACATGTAAGGTATGTGACATCTTGATTCTGCTGTGTACATCCATACGTGTTGTCGCAGAAACTCTAATATGGCATAATTAAATTCCGTTGCTGGCCAACCAGAACTCCCCCATCCTGAACCATCAAACTGATACATATTTAAAGTGTTGGCTGCATTGTTTATTCTTTGATAGTTGTCGCTATACTTATAAGTCATATAAGGCATGCCTCTGTATAATGGATATTCATTAATCGGGTCGCCATCGTTATCATACAAGCCATCAACAGTAGCTCCTACAGTTTCTCCAATAGAACAATCTCCACCAAATACTTTTAAAGGAGCTCTGTTATCATATCTTACTATAACCTTGCTGTCATCGCTTGGAAAAAAATACTCAGGAGCAGCACTAACGTAAGCAGAATAAATAGCTGGAAACTCAAAGAATATTAAAGAACCTCTTTCATTATAACTATGCCAGTAAACACCATAAGCATTGACATGATTACCTCCTCCAATATCAGCTTCATAAAATCCATTTAAAACTATCTCGTCTAATATATCTTCTATTTGTACTTGTGTTTTATTTTCTACATTTAACCATGCTCTCTCTTTGTGTGTGTTTGGGTCTTCAATATAAATAAAATAATTAGAAATAGAAGCAGGAGCAGGAGCAAGATAATTAAATGGAGCACAATCTTCTATTCTCTCATCTACTAAATTAAAACTTGTAGTATTCGCCATATTAAATATACCAATAACACTTTTTATTTTCTGATAATGTCCTGTTTCAATATAACTGTTTATGTTGTTGTTTGGAAGAGTAGCATCTTTATCTATTATGTTTGCTATATAAATTGGCTCTGCGTAATCTTGACATAACAAATGGTTAATGTCGGCATTTGAACCTGCTGTTCCATCATATCCATATAAGTCATCGTCAAGTTCTATACTCCACCAATCACCCCTGCCTGACTTCAAGTTTTCTAAACTAACACTATTAATACCAAAAGTCCTATTGCCATTAGTATTGTTTGGTGCAGAAGCATCATAAAATGGATGTGCAATACCACCAATAACAGTATTTCTCCATCTACCATATTCTGTAAAGAAATGTTCATCTGAACCTTGCCTTCTTAAACCTGGATTCATATTGGCATTATTATCCACTACTCTCGCATAAGACATTAATTCAACCCCCCTGTGTCCTGTTGCCAAAGCCCACCCAAACAAACCTCCACCGTCAAAATCAGATGTGTGTGTTCCATGACTTGAATTATATACTTCTGAAAACATCCCTATTGGTGCAACAAACTGTATGTGGTGGTCTGTAGTTATATCTCTTGCAAAAAAGTTTACATCATCACTTATGAATTTTATTTTATCTAATTCTTTTGAAACAAAATCATCAACAGTTCCACTAACTGTCAATTTTTTATTATGATATGTAGCCAGCCCCTGCGCAACAACTCTACCTGCCGGAGCAGTCCTTACTATAGTAAATGCTTCTACCCAATCAGGCAGTCCTGTAACTCCCTGTATAGCTATTCCTGTAGAATAATACTGTGGAGTAAATCCTGGAGGGTTATATAAAACTGCATAATCTATTATGTCCGCTGGCACTCCTGAATTTAAACTAATTTGTGGATTAACTCTAAATTCATGGTCTGCTACATCTACATCGTCTTGTGATTTTGGATTAAGTACATTATATGTATGTCCACCATCTGTAGATAACGAATATTCTGTACTACCTGTTCCTGTCTTTGCTCTTGGTGTTTCAGTTATATCAGACACCTCAAAAGTATCTGTGTCGGTAACATTATTCACATCTACGCTTCTATTTACGCATCCTTTCCAAAGACTATTAGTTAAATAATTAGAATCTCCTTCAACTTTATCTCTTCTATTCGGCATAGTGATACCATCTGTTGCAACGCTAACAGAATTTTCAGGAATTGGAACGACAAAAGCTCTGTCTCCATTTGCACCAAAACATAGCATAGCAAAACCATAAGTCTCTCCACCCATGTAATGCTTATGGTATGTTGAGTTGTATGGGTCTTTGTAACCAATAGTTCCGTCAGTATGTAATGAAGAAGTTCCATCTCCACCTAATTTATTCTTAAATGGATACATATAATTTCCAGAATTAGATTCTAAAAACTCAATATCGCTATCTTCTAAATTCTTTGAAACATATTTAATGTTCATTAGAATCAATTTATTCTGATAATATCTTACTGCTTTTGCTGTATCCACCGTATTGAACGTTTGAGTATCTTCTTGGTCTGTTAATGGTATCCAATCAACTGTTGCATCATCAACAAAGTCATCCTCAATTCTTGACTCCCCATCTGCCAATGGAATTAAATATTCTGTAACTTCCGACACAGGAACATATCCAAGAACAGCTTCATTTGTAAGTGAAATTCTTTTTATTTCTATGTGAGAATAATTATGCTCATTAAATATTCTAAATTTAAGTTTAATTCCATAAGGACATGAAAGACCTCCATCTGCTCCGTAGGTTTTTGTATTTGGATATGGAGAAGCATTGTTAAATTCAACCTTTCCAATAACTGGAATCAATGGAGTCAACATAGACCATTGTGTTCTGTTCCCTGCTGTGTCTACGTATCTTAGTGCATAAGCATAGTGTCCTGATTTCAATCCGTTTGTTCCTCTTGAAACTAATTCAACAAACATTGGCATATCTAATTGTCGCTTTAACTGTACCGTATATTGAGATAAATCAAAATCTGCAAAATATTTATCAGAACCAGCATCAAAAGAATCTACCATATCCTTAACGTCAAATATCATTGGTGCAACATTAAAATCAGTTGGGAAAACTTCTCCACCCAAACAGTTTTCGTTTACCGCTATTTGTAGTGGGTGGTTATATGTAGTTGGCAAATCAGAACTCTCACAGACTATATCATCATCTATAGATATAAATGAATCACTTCCGTCTTTAGCCCAAAATACTACTTTATATCCTTTGCATCCACACGCACCTATGCACGTATAATCATCATATCCTGCAAATGTGTAATCAATTAATTCTCCTTTGATTTTTTGTAATGCTCCACTATTGCCATCTGTAGATTGTGGTCTTACGTTTTTAGCATCTACGTATCTTCCTTTTTCTGTTTGAACTAATTCGGGGTTAGTATCGGAGTCTGCTCCTTTGAAGTAAAATTGTTGGTCTAATATTTTTTTTTCAGCCATACGAGATAGTGTTAGATAATTTAGTGCAAATATAACAAATTTTGCCTTAATAACAAATTTAGAATTTTTCTAAATAGAATAGTGGTGAACTACCCACACACGGCAGAGCCGATGTGATGGGCTTCGGGTTTCACAGGATATGCACTATTGCTAATGTCTAATTTCTCCTCCACCTTTGTAATCGACAGTTCCTGCCGATGTATTTTTAATCCTTCTTTTAGAATATTGATACTTGCGTTTTCATCTCTATCTAATTCAGTTGAGCATTTAGGACAAGTCCAATTTCTAATTGAAAGGTTTAAATCTTGATTTATATATCCACAAACATTACAAGTTTTTGAACTCGGATACCAACGATTAATCTTAACTACGGTTTTATCGTTCCAATTTGCTTTATATTCAACAAATCTAACAAACGTACCCCAACTTGCATCTGCAATATGTTTAGATAGTTTATGATTTTTAATCATTCCTTTTACGTTCAAATCTTCTAAGCAAATTATATCATAATTAGATACAATTTCTTTACTTACTTTATGTAATATATCTTGTCTTGTATTGGATATTTTCTCGTGTATTTTAGCAACTTTGAGTTTTTGTTTTTCAAACTCATTACTACCTTTTTGTTTACGAGAAAGATGTTGTTGTGCTTTCTTTAATTGTCTTTCATAATTTTTTGTGTATCTATTATTTTTGTATTTAATATTATCAGACGTAATGGCAAAATCTTTTAACCCTAAATCTATACCAACCGATTTACCAGTTTTTTTGCTTGGTATATATTCTTGTTCTGTTAATATAGAAACAAAATATTTACCTGTCGGTGTTTTAGATATTGTGAATTTACCTACCTTACCTTTAATTTCTCTATGAATATTTACTTTAATACCACCCTTGAACTTTGGTGCGTATATTCTACCGTCAAGTACTTTTGTAAATTGTGGTATTGTAAATACATTCTTTTTACGTTTAGACTTAAATTGTGGAAATTGTGCATTGCCACGAAAAAAATTCACATAAGCAGTATCTAAACTCCTTAAAGCAAATTGTAATGTTTGTGAATTAACTTCTTTCAACCAAATAGTATCCTCTTTTTTCTTTAATTCAGTTAAAGTTTTGGCTTGTCCGTAATAATTGTCAGTTTTTTTATCTGCTTGGTATTGTTCTTTTCTCTCATTTAAAAAGTGATTGTAAATATATCGAACACAACCAAAGTGCTTATCTAACAAGGTTTTCTGTTCCTTATTAGGTAATAATTCAAATTTGTATGTCCTGTGTATTAACTTCATCTATTATTAAATAGTCTAATATTTTGTAAAAGTACAATTATTTATACAGAAAAGCAAGTATTTTATAAATAATTTAATTTTCACGGGATATTTTATACTTTTTTGCGTTATAGTAATATAACCAAAAATATATATAATGAAAAAATTAATTAAGAAATGGAAAATGGAACTCGAATTAGCTGAGTTAATACTCGCCCTTGTGGTTAAATATAACTGCGGAAATGTAATATTTCATAAATGCAAAGTTGCTATATTAAAAGAAATATTAGAAGAATTAGAGGAGGCACATACCTAATTAACACTATCTCGGAAAAGAAAACTACCAATTCCCTTTACTCAAATATTCTCCCATATCTTCTCGAAACTTGCTGTCTAAAGATTTGCTTCTTTGCATAGCTTTGTCCCATTCTCCATCGTAAGCCTTATATAACATATTGTATGTGTCTGAGTGAATAGCTCTAAATACTCTTGGCTTTCTTGACTTCATATTGCGATAAAACTTTTCAGCAACAAATGTTTTTACGACTTGTCTAAACTGTCTTGGAACAAATGGAGCTGCTCCAACATCTGTAAATATACCATTGAAATAAACTCTTACCATAGTATGCCCTATACAGCCTTCTCCAAAATGAATATATCCGTTCTGTAAAGAAGCATAATAAATACTATCACTATAATTATATCCAGATATAAATGGGTCTGAAATTCCAGCACGATTCATCATCGTAGATTTACCTTCGCCTCTTGTAAAATAAGTCTGCTTAATATACACATTAGTCTGACTTGCTACATCACAATCTTCTCCAGTATATATAAAAATCTTTTTAACATTAAATGCTCCTTTTGGAATTTTTAATCTTAAATCAGTTGGGAAAGTAAAATCTAAATATATCTCATTGAAAAAAGTATCAAAACTTAATTCTTCTAATGCTTGTTGAATTTGTGAAATATACCAACCATGATTAAAAGTTTTAGTATCTTCATCATCTACTTCCAACAGTACATCTGCAAGTATTTGGTCTGGCGAAATTAAATCATCTACACTAAACTGCATATTCCTCCTCATCTATTGGTTGTTGGTTTACGCTAACTACTCTTCCTTTTGGTGCTTCCTCTGTTTTTGTTTCACTCGCATCATTGAGTCTATCTTGTGGAACTAACAGCATAAATCTACCTAAGTCTAATACATTCTTAACTACATAATCAAATCCTTCTTCTCCCATGTCTAAGGCACTATCAAGCGAACCTGTAGCAAATGGATTAAAAGTTGTTATTAGTCCAACTTCCAAAGTATTTACATTTACTTGTTCTATCCCAAGTAATGGAATATAGTTTCCTGTTCTGAAAAAATAAGGATTGCTTGGTTTTGGCTCTTCGTAATCACTCATATATATACGCTTTGCTTTTGTTGGAGTTGTGCGAGTAAATCTAACTCCTGCAAAAGATGGTTGACAAGCTACGTCAAAATCAGCATAGCTTATGTAATCTATTCCTTCGTCTCTGAGATAGTCATAAATAGTTTCAGGTAATACAATATATTTTCTTCCCTTCACAATATTTGGACTAACGCTAACTGTTGGAACTACTACAGGAACATCAGAATAAATAGCTAAATAATTACCACTATCTGCTGATTTTCTCTGTCCGCTTACTCCTTGATTTATATATTCTCTTTGACTTCCTTTTTCATACCTGTACTTGTTGATAAAAAATCCACACCATTGTACCATAAGTAAAAATGGTATCTGTTTGTCATCACCCAATTGTTTTAATTGAATCTGAACTGCTCCTGCTATTTGTCTTAAAGTTGTCATTTAACTCATTAAATTTACTAAAACTCCTATTTCAGAAGATGTCAATTTATATAATGTAGCATTTTCATCACCCTGCTTTAGTGCGATAAATTGCAATGCTTTATTTACTATTAAATCTGTCAATGTTTGTGGAAATTCCATATCGTCTGTTATTAATGTTATTGTTGTAGGGTATTTTAAATACGACATAGCCACAGGTAAATTATTAATTGCAGGAGCTATTCTTAATTCTACAGGGTCTGTTAACACTCCTGCTGTATCGTAGTCCATAAAATTAACATAAGCGTACTCTTTGTAGTCAGCCCATCCTAATATCTCTGAGCCTGCCATAAATGGACTTCTTTTCATTTCAGTGTACTCTTCAATTGTAATTCTCTTAGCTTGTTCTGTGCTATCTAAAAATACAACAACAGTACAATATACTGGCTTGGTTAATGATGGTTGTGCTTCTAAAACTCCGGAATAAGTTATCTCTGGAAATACAGCCAGTACAGTCCACAAATAGTCCCCTACTGCTGCTGCGTCAAACGCAAACGTAGACCTATTTGAAGTTATCCATACTCTTGTTCGAGTTAACTCTCTTAAAGATTCTTCACTCAGCTTGTTTTCTGCGAATGCAGTATTAAATAAACTAACCAACCAATCTTGTGCAGCATTTATTGCAGGCAGATGGTCTCTTTCAAATATGTACCTATCGCTTCCCTCAGAGTCTAACTCGAAGTTCATTCTATCTACAATTGCTTGTACTGAAATCATAATGCAAATATAACATAATTTTGTTAAAAAACAAAAAAGTCTGTTAAAAATTTAACAGACTTTTTGAAATATGGTAATGTTAAGCTTATTTGAACATTTCTTTTTCTATTGCACTAACGGCTCTTTGAGCTGCTTGGTCAGTACTTTCCTGAACAACTTTACCTGCTAATTTATTTGCAAGTTGAGAACGCATTACGTTCACATCGTTTCCTATTGGGATGCCTTCATCTCTACATCTTTTTATAATCGTTGGTTGACTCTGCGTAGTCAATGTACCCATAATTTTTGACGCTGCTTGTACTCTGACTGCATCAGCATTTATAGCTTCATTAACTGTAAGCCAAAATTCAATATTAAATAATGAATGAGATTTGAGCCATGTAATTTCTTTTTTACTATGAGTCGTAAAAGAACAAAAATGATTTAATGTTTCTTCTTTTTGATTTCCTCTTTTTCTATCAGTTGCCTGATACTCGAAATAAAATGGTATATTATATGGAGAAGCTACATAAACTCCCATACGTTTATCACCATTTAATAAAAATCCTGTGCCGTAAGATGAAAAAGTTATACCTACATCCAAGAAGTCCTTTTTATCTATATCTCTTTCATTTCTTAAAAAAGCAACTCCATCACTTTCTTTTTGTGCTTTTACAATAGCCTCTGCAAATTCTGTGCTGTCAAACCTATTTGAAGATGGTTCTTTGCCTTCCATTTGCTCAACCTTTAGAGATAGCTCTTCTATCTTCTGTAAGGCGGCAGCCATTACATCTGCTTCTGTAACTTTGGGTTTTGGTTTTGGTTTCGGTTTTGGTTTCGAGATAGTCTTCAAGTGCTTCTCCATAGCAATCTTTAAATCGCCTTCTGAAACACCAATAGCATCTTGAACTGCTTGTTTATCGTTAACGTTTTGTTCTGTGATTACACCCCTTAAACTTGGGACACTCTTTCCTCGACTAAAAACTTCACCTGTCTGGTCAACAAACAAATTTCTAACTTGCCACATCTTGGGCGGATTAATTGGTTTTCTTTCTTCCATTTTTATTTTAGTTTTTAAAAAAAGGACAGACATTAAGTACGCCTGTCCTTTCTTGATTTATATTACATCAATATAGAATCCAGCTAATGGATTGCTATGCCTCATGCCTAAATTGGCTCTTACCCACCAATCTTCATAATCTTCACGAGTTCCACGTGAGATATTGTCAGTTACTCCCATTTCAATATAAGGAATATTTTGCATCTTAACAGGATTAATAGAGTTTGGATCAACAACAATTACTTTGTTCTTCCAAGTAGCAGGGAAAGTAGAACTTTCTCTAAACAACTCACAAGGTACAGGTAAAAATCTCATTGTTCCTAATTTGTATTCTTCCAAATTAAGGTCTCCAACTTTATCTTCTGGACGATAACGAATACCTGGCTGCTTCCAAAGTTTAGAAACTTCGTATAACATTTCAGATGTTCCAAATATTAATCTAACTCCACCGTCTTTTAAATAATCAGTTGCAAAAGCAAGTGTTTCAAAAGCTCCTGTGAAACCAGCAATAGGTACAGATGAATGTTGTGAGCCTGCTGCTACCATAGTTGGGAATAATCCACCCATAGCTTTACCATAATATGATGTTCCTGGAGTTGGAGCTGCAAATGAAAATTCGCCTCTCTCGCCATTAAACATACTCACGTACAAGTCTGTTCTTAACTGGTCGATTTTTTCTCTTCGGTCTTTAGAAAGATAATCAGTTGTTCCTGCATTTAACATTTTCTGCAATTCGATTCTCGACCAACGAGAAGCTCTTAAAAATAACTGAATATAATTGTATCTCTCTACAGTAGTCATCCTGTCGTAGTGTTGGAAATAATTCATTCCGTCAGCTACAAAAGGAGCTTGAATAGCAAAGGTGTCTCCGGCAGCAAGTGCACCTAAGTTAGCACCATCTGTCTGAGAATCTACTCTTACTGTTGTAAGGTTTAGTCCTGGATTATAAGTAATGGTATGAACAATTACTGATTGTCCGTTTGGATGTGTTAATACATCACCAACAACAATTGGTAAATCCTGAATGTTTGCAAAAGTTCCACGTAAATTAAACGTCATGTTTTGTGCTCCAGGAGCTCCAACTATCGCATTTGATATTGGTGCTGTTCTTCCAAAAGTTTTTTCCAAAAAGGAAAATTCATCCAATGGTTTTTCAATCATTGGGTTTGCAAGTAATACTTGCAATGCCTTATACTTCGCTGGCACGGCGTCAAAAATTTCATACTCGATAGAAGCTTCAATAAGCTTGCTCTCGTCATATGTAAATGCTGTTGCATAATTCGAACCATAAGGATTCAAATTAGCGTTCGTGAACGGTGCTGCCGCTGTTCCTGGCAGCACGGGACTCGGGGTTGGTACGAATGTACTCATAATTTTTTAAATTTTAAATTAAACATTAATTAATCGAAAACAGATTTTTCCACGCTGTCAGGAATAACTTTCTTTCTCCAATCTTCCACCACTTCATTCCTTGTACTTTGTGAAGCTTCACTGCTTGGTTTTTCCGCAAAAGGAGTATCTTTTCCTCTTGAAATAATGTCTTCATTTGCTTTTGATGTTGCCTCATTCTTTACCTTCTGAGTATTTTTAACAATTTCTTGTTTGCCATACTTTATTAAAGCAAGACTTTCTGCGGCTTCCTTTTTAAGAAAACCTTTTTCGTCATAAAATAAAGATAAGATAGCATTACTTCCTCCTTTCAATGTTCTACTGATTTCTTTTTTCTGTATTTCATTAAAAGAAAATTCATTATTAAGATACGAGATAGACTCATTTAGAGATTTTTCATAGTCTGCTGTTTGTATCTTGTTGCTGTCATTAACCTTAGCAATAGCAGAAGTTCGTTGTTTATCAAATTTTGTCTTATCACCTTCGTACTTCGACTTTACTATATCGACATAATCTCTGAATTTTTCTGGTTCATCATCTTTCATTGTCCGATAGTCTTCCATGCTGGAGAACTTGTCAGATTTGTAATGATTCAAAACTTTAAATTCTTGTTGATTTTCAAAAGGTATAGAGAAGTCAAATTGCTGATTAAATAAATCTCGCATGTGTTCTCTATAATCTCCACCTTTATCTTGCACAAGTAATATACTTGCTATATCTTCCGGTAAATTGGTTAAGTAATTTGTTAGTTGTTCTGCTTGACCAGCAGAGTCTCTTAAAGCATCATTATTTTCCGAGATAGCCTTAAAGTCTTTTGTAAAAGATTGGAAATCCTTATTTGTAGTTCCTGTCTCCTCGTTTAAATAATTTAGTAAGTCTTCTTGTGTTTCAAATTTCTGTGGTGTGTTGTCCATTTTTGAAAAAGGACTCTTTATCTTTTCTTCTACAGGTTTCTCAGCAGGCTTTACTTCTTCTGTTGGCTTTGCTGTTTCTGTAGGTTTAGTTTCTGTTGGGTTAACTGTTTCAGTAGGTGCTGGTGTTTGTTCGGGTGTTTGTACTGGCGGTGTTTGCTCAGTAGGTTTTTTTAGCTCTCCCATTTTTTTCTGTAGTTCAGGAACGTTAACTCCTGTTCCTCCAAATAAAGAACTTAATGCTGATTGTTTTGCCTCTTGGCTTTGTTCATCTTTTATAGGTTCTGCCATTTTGTTAAATTTTGGTTTTTAATTTTAATTCTAATTTTCGGTGCAAAGATAACTAATTTTAGATAATATACAATAAATAATTTGGAATAATTCTAAATAGAGTTATAATTATCTGAAATAGTGATAAATAAAATTAGAGTCTAATTTGTACTTGTTCTAAATAAGAAATTGTATACATTTGTAATGTTAAATTAGAATCTAATTAACACTATCTCGTATGAAATTAACAAAAAAAGAATTAAAAGAATTTAGAGACAGTATCATATTCATGTATATTGTAGGATTTGCAATACTAATTTATGGCTTAATAACCAAAACATGAACAGCGATATTAACGATGGTACTTGCTGTGCTATATGTGAAAAGTATTTTGAAAATCCTATCCAAGAGGACGAAGATGAAATCGCAGGGTACTCTCATGGGTATCCTGTTGTTTGTGTAGAATGTTGGACAAAAGATTGTAAATATAAAGTTGCTGTTGTGGATGTTTTTCTTCCGAGATAGTGATGGATAAAATTGGAATTATGAAAAAAGTAATAAAAAGAATTATAGGAATAGTATTGCTATCGTCAGCTTTGGGCGGACTTATTGTTATGACGTGTATTCAGATTGGCACTACCGAGGGTCTTATTGCATGGGGGATTTCATTGGTATTAACTATAATAATTGTAGTTGGCGTTTACTTGATTGTATGGAAAAACTAATTAACACTATTTCGTATGAAAAAGAAACTAACATCATATCAGAAACTAAAATTAGAAAACGAGAAACTAAAAAAAGATATATATAATATAATCGAAATGCCAAATACGCTTGTTGGTGAAACAACAATAAAAAGATATAAGTTTAAGTTTGACACTGCAAAGGCATTTTGGTTTGGCAGTAGAACTATTCAACACTATGTCGTATGATAAAAAAACTGCTAAAACTCTTTAAGTCAAGAAGAAGACGTAGAGAAGAAAAACGAATTGAAAAGAAGTTGAGGAATTATTAAAACTAAAACTATGAAAAAACTATTAATCGTAATCTTGCTATTTGCCACTATCTCGTGTAAAAAAACTGACACAGAAGAACCAACAGATAGCACAACTCAAAGCCAAGAAGAAGTAATAGAGAATGGTACTGTTAAAATAAACGTATCATATACTCAAACGTATTTTCCTGGAAGCTGTATTACTAACAGCGTAGGAATAGGCTATTCTTCCACAGACATAGCAAATGATGCTTTCTTTGAAACAAGTAATTATCACATGCCTCATTCTTATATTTTTGAATTAGAAGAAGGAACGTACTATTATAAAGTTACAACAAAATGTAATTGTGGCAATAATCCTACATGTACTAATGATGGATACTCACAAAGCAATCTTTATACAAGATATAAAAACGGATCGTTTACTATTGTCGGTGGACAAGAAGCAGTAGTAAATGCTTATTTTTAAAATTAAATTTGGTGGTTAGGAAAATTTGATTACCTTTGTGCCACGTTACAATAAGCTAAGATGAAAAATAAATCAAATTTTTAACAATATAGTAGTAGCCCTGTGGACTTCCTTATCTTAGGTTGTTGTAACGACATGGGGTTACTATTTTTAACATCGTTACGTTATGGGAAAAAGAAAAAGTTTAACAAAAAAAATAAGATTTGAAGTTTTTAAAAGAGATAATTTTACCTGTCAGTACTGCGGAAAAACTCCTCCATCTGTTACATTGGAAATAGACCACATTAGACCTGTATCTAAAAAAGGAACTAACAACATCAACAATCTTGTTACTGCATGCTTTGATTGTAATAGAGGTAAAACTAATATTGAATTAGATAAACTACCCAATACGATTAATCAAAATTTTGAAATATTAAAAGAACAACAATTACAATTAGCAGAATATCAAAAATTAATAAACAAAATTGAAAAAAAATTAGAAAAAGATATTAATGAAATCGACCAAGTCTATTCAGAATGGCATCCTGATTATAAGCTATCAGATAAATTCAAGCAATCAACTGTTAAAATGTTCTTGAAAAAAATAGAGAAAAATAAAATAAAAGACGCTATGAATATTGCTTGCTCAAAAATGAATGATAGCGATGCAAGTATTAATTATTTTTGTGGCATTTGCTGGAAGATAATAAAGGGGGATGTTTATGGAGAGTAATATAACGGGATACGAATTGAGTAGAATGTTTTGGGATTTCTCTTTTGCTAATCCTGAAAAAATAAAACCTTATCACTCGGCAATTTATTTCTTTGCAATTGAATACTGTAATAGACTTGGATGGAAAGATAAATTTGGATTTCCAACAAGCATAGTATTGGAGGCTACTGGCATAAAATCTTATTCAGCATACAAAAGATATTTAGACGACCTTGTTGAATGGGAGCTAATAATAATGATTGAATACTCTAAAAACCAACATACTTCTAACATAATTGCTTTGACTTTAAAAGCGAAAGCACATGGTAAAGCACTTGACAAAGCACTGGTAAAGCAAAGCGAAAGCAACTACAGTATAATAAAACAAGTAACAAGTAAACCATTAACAAAAGAAAATCCATTTAAACCTAAACAGATTCCAAAAAAGAAACCTGTTAATACAACAACAGAATTTTACAAGAAACAGATTGAAGATAATACAGGCGAAAAACTAATTAGCAAATATAAAAACTTTGTCGAGTACATTAACGGAAAAAATGATGCAGGTATCATCGCTGAAAATTTACTTAAAATAAAAACACAATTAACATACGACCAATTTGTTAAATTAATTAATAAAAACATTGTCGTATTAGATTATGTTGACTCATACACAAACAAAGGATATAAAGGAAACGAATCAATCTATTTAACATTTTTAGGATGGCACAGGAAGAACAGCAAATAAAATTCCAATACTATAGCAACGATGCTACAAAGCCAAATCCATTAGGATATGTAGAAATTGATGACTTCCTTAATGCAATTAGAAATCCAAAAGATAAAGTAAAAGAAATACTTAAAAAAATCCAAGTAGAAGAAGATGCCACAAAGAAAGCTAATTTAAAAACACATTTGTATGGATTTACTCCATCGGCTACGTTTGAGAACCGCAGAGCCTATGATAATATAATTAACTTCACAGGACTCGCTGTATTAGACTTTGACAAAATAAGCAATGCTGACGATTTTAAACATTACCTGTTTGATACATACAAATTTATTATTGCAAGTTGGCTTAGTCCATCTTTAAAAGGAATAAAAGCATTGGTGAAAATTCCAGTAGTAAAAACAATAAAAGAATTTAAAAGTTATTTTTATGGGTTAGCATACGAGATGGAGGTATATAATGGATTTGACCCAACAACACAGAACGCATCACTACTACTGTTTATTGGTTGGGATAAAGACATTCTAATTAGAAAAGACTATTCTACGTGGAAAGGAAAGGGTAAAAAAATAAATAGCTTTGATGATAGCCCAACTATTAAAAAACCTAATTTTGTCAGTACACACAAACAGAAGCAATGGGTTATTAATTGGATAACAGATAAGATTAATGGAATTACAGATACAGGACACCCTGTAGTGAGAGATAACTGCATTAGTCTTGGTGGATATGTAGCAAGTGGATATATTTCTTTTCCAGAAGCACAAGGCTTGGTTCACTATTTAATATCTATTAATGGCTATCTGAAAAAAGGAACAAATGGCTATAAGAAAACAGCAACAAGTGCAATAAACGAGGGAATGAAAAAACCTATAATATTTGGAAACAATGAGAAAATTTGAAAAAGATGAATTTCTAAAAGAGGAGTTCAAAGAAGATGTAAGCGACCTTAATAAGATAATCAAAGATACGCTTATTGATTTAGATAAACAGTATACAGAACCTATTCCATATCTAAGCATATCGCAAGGATTAAACAATATAAGAATATGTACAGAGGGAAACATATCAGCTATAACAGGTAAAGCTAAAACTAAGAAATCATTTTTCCAAACTATGCTAATTGCAAGTGCTGTTGATAATACCACGCTGGGACATAAAATAAAAGGAAGAGTACCGGAAGGGAAAAGAATGATATTGGTATTCGATACAGAACAAGCAACGTATGATGTCTATAGGGTAGCAAATAGAGTTAAAAGATTAATAGGACATAACCCAAATAATTTAGGAGTATTTAATCTACGTGGAATAAATTCAAAAATAATACTTGACTTATTAGAATTTGTTTTAAAGAGATTTAAAGAAGTTGGCATTATCTTCATAGACCAAGTAGCAGATTTAGTTAGTTCTATTAACAGCGAAGAAGAAGCTGTTTCTGTTGTACGCTATTTAGAAATGCTTACAAAGAAATATGAATGTCATATATGCTGCGTTATTCATCAGAACAAAGATAATAATTATGCAACAGGACATCTTGGAAGTCAAATATTAAAAAAGGCAGAAACAATAATTAATGTTGATAAATGCAATAGCGAGGTATCTAAAGTATATCCGGCAGCAACAAGAGGTCTTGAATTTGAAGCATTCGGTATGAAGATAAAAGATGGATTGCCAGTAGTCTTGGATGATGAAGAATTTGAATCGTATGATGAAAAAGAAAAGCGATTTTAACGGCATCGCAATTTAGACTTGTTCTTAATAGAATTTATTGTATGTTTGCATAAGATTATAATTATTTGAAATAGTGATAAATAGCAAAGATTAAAAAATGAAAAACTACAAAAACTTAAAATTTCACGAAATACAGCCACACACAGATAAGTGGTTTAAATTTAGAGAAAACGGAATAGGTGGAAGTGAACAATCTGCTGTACTGAGTATGAACCCATACAAGTCTTCTATGCGAGTCTATGCCGAAAAAACAGGATACGTACAAGCCAAAGAGGTAAAAAACGAAGCAACCTATCATGGCACACATCAAGAAGCCTACGTAAAAGATTTTATTTGGCAATACCACGATGGAACAGAAGATGGATATATCAACCAAATTCCACAAAGAACATATCGCAACATCCCTGCTTACGCAGTAAATCCAAAGTACCCTCATCTGTTTGCAAGTGTAGATGGACTAATAGACAAAGGACAAGCAACCTTAGATGGAGAGATACTTGTAAAAGACGGAATACTTGAAGCTAAAACTATAAACGGTATGTATGCTAAGATGTGGGATTCAGGCGTTCCTATTTACTACATTATTCAAGTAATGCACTATCTGATAGTATATGGATTAGAATATGGCGAGATAGTCTCATTTATTGATGGTAGAAAAGCAAGTCTTTATTCTGTGTCTATGGACACCGAATTGGCAGAAAAAATAGTAAGTGCTTCTTCGCAGTTTTGGAACGAGAGAGTTGTTCCAGGTAAAAAAGTTGTAGAAGAATGGAACAAGGCTAAAAAAAGTGGAGAGAAGTTAGATCAGCTACAAGAAGAAATAGACCGGCTTATGCCTCCTCCTGATTCTTCTGATGATTGTAAATTGTTTTTAAAAGAGATTTACAGAACAGAACTTGATAGTATGATAGGAGATAGTCATACTTACTCTACTGCAAGAAGAGTTCATTTGCTTAACAGAATGATAGCTGTACTAACTACAGAAAAAACATATTGTAATAATATCTTACAAGAGAAGTTTGTAAAACAGAGAGTTGAGAAATTAACCTTTGATGACAAAGGATATATCAAATTTACAAAAAGAGGGAACTCGGAGTTACCATCTCTACATAATGGAGTCTCAAAAGATGGTATTGATTCAGATTTAGCAAAACATATACTGTCTAAGACTGAGATTTTTTAGTATCTGAGATAGTGTTAAATAGTAACTTAAAAATTTAAAGATTATGGAAAAAATAAAAGGATTTAAAGCGTTCAATAAGGGTTTAAAATGTAAAAATAAAACCTATAAAGAAAATACAACATTTAAAGAAAATGGTAATATTGGAATATGTGAAAAAGGAATGCACTTTTGCGAAATGCCTTTAGATGTGTTAAATTATTACCCATATAATCCAAATGAAACTGAATTTGCAGAAGTTGAGGCAATTGGAGATATTAAAAAAGATGACAATAAAACAGTAACAAATAAGTTGCGGATAAAATCAAAAATATCTTTTCAAAAATTATTAAAATTACATTTTGATTTGGTTTTTGAAAAAGTTATAGTTAATAAAGATACGACTAACACGGCAGGAGATAGGGCACACGCTAACACGGCAGGAAATGAGGCACACGCTAACACGGCAGGAGATTACGCACACGCTAACACGGCAGGATATTACGCACACGCTAACACGGCAGGATATTACGCACACGCTAACACGGCAGGAGATAGGGCACACGCTAACACGGCAGGATACAGGGCACACGCTAACACGGCAGGAAATAGGGCACACGCTAACACGGCAGG